TTCTCAAGTGGCTGGCTAATAACTACGCCGACGTGGTTCGTAAGAATCTTGCCAACGTGGCTTTGTATGGTCGTTATGATGACTTATATTCTCTGTTCGATACCGAACTTGAAAAGGACGCAATCAATTTGTTCACACAACAGTTGGCTTTGGATTGGAAAATGATGAAGGCTGGAAAGAATGTTTCATTATTGTCCAAGTGGTTGAAGTCTGAAAATACGTCTTCTAAGGAGTCTCGCGCATTGGCGACTAAGTTTCGTGAATCGTTGGGATGGAACTCTAAGAAATACCGTAAGACTCTTTCACAACTTCGTAAGTATGTTGATATCGTCGAGGCTAAGATGTGCGCCCGTGACTGGTCTAACATTAACTTTGAACGTGTCCCATCAAAGGCGTCTTTGAACTACCGCAAGGCGTTTGAGAAACAGGCTGGAGAATTGTACAAGGAATATCTTTCAAAGGTTGAGAGTGGCGAAGCTAAGATTAACGCGGGTACGTTGTATCCTTACGACATTCTCCGAACCCTTGTTGAGAACGCACAATCTCCTACGTCTGTGAAGGCGGCGGATTTGCAATGGAAGGCGTTGCCTAACTACGTCGAAGGTGACGGCAGGGGTTTGGTCATCGCGGATACGTCTGGTTCTATGAACGGATTGCCGTTGTATGTGGCAGTGTCTTTGGCAATTTACTTTGCCGAACGTAACACCGGACCATTCAAGGATGTCTTTATGACATTCTCCGAGACTCCTAAGTTTCACCGAATTGTTGGTAACAACATTTTGGAAAAGTATAAGAATTTGGATTCTAGTGGTTGGGATATGAATACCAATCTTCAAGCGTCACTGGACTTGATTTTGAACGCGGCTAAGACGAATCACGTAGAACAGAAAGATTTGCCCGAATATCTCTTGATAGTAAGTGATATGCAACTAGACCCTGCCAGTATGTCAAATGATAAAACTAACTACGAATTGATGAAAGTTAAATTTGAAAGAGCAGGCTATAAATTGCCAAAGTTGATTTGGTGGCAAGTCAATTCAAGTCAAACAAATGTTCCTATTAAGTTTACTGATTCTGGAACCGCATTGGTTAGTGGAAGTCACCCATCCATTTTAAAACAGATTTTCTCAACAGAATTTCTAACACCAATAGGATTGATGTTAAAGGTAATTACCGATAAAAGATATGATTCGGTGGTTGTATAACACAAATTAAAACAAAGTGGTGGGTAGGTAGTAATCTTTTTTCATGTTGGAGAGACGAAACCGAAGAAATCTGGGAAAAGAACAGAAAAATACTTGAAACTTATAAAGAGAAGGTGTAATGTAGTAATTGTTTGATTGGTGTTTGTTGTTCATAGTTGTTGGAAGAGAGTGTGGAGAGAAATCTTCACACTCTTTTTTTATAAATTGACTTGTAAGTTATTTGAATATATACTCAACGTCATATGAATGAAACAAAATATAAACAAAACGATAGAGTGTACTTTGAAATGGGTGGGCCATTACCGTCTGGGTGGGGTAAGGTATGCGGTTCTGTCGGGCCAGTAATAATCATAGAATTGGAAGTCCCAATTGCCGGATATGAATATACACATACCTATGTAATGGACGCTCAGATTAAAGAACCGCCGGTAGAGTCTTGACGAATTAATTTGACTTCTCATACAAGGAATGATACATTTGCCGTATGAGAGTCAAATGGCTTATTGAAAATTTCGTCGGTGATAACGGATATGAAGACCTTATATCGGAAGTCCGTATTCAAGGAATGGAATGTATCGTTCTTGACGTTCGCAACCACTTTGAATTGAGGCCTGGCCTCATCGAACCTGATGAATGTGTAATATTTCAAGGGTCAATTCAGCTTTTCAGAAAATTGAAAGCTGAATTGGCTGCTTTTCCGTTGGGTTGGATGACGGATGAAAATTATCTTTGCAGTAACTACTATCCCCACGTACAAAAGTTTTTGTTCAATGACTGGCATGTTTTTACAACTGTCGGTGGTCTGAAACATAACAAGTGGAATTTCTATGCTACCTTCGCCAAAGATGCGATTCTTTATGTTAGGCCTAACGGCGGAGATAAGACTTTCACTGGCCGCCTGTTGGATTTACAAGACTTTGATGGATTCTGGAAAGACATCGTTCATTGTAATATAACCGACGATAAAGCTATGGTCGTCGTCAGTACACCAAAAAACATCCGTGGTGAGTGGAGATTCATTTGTACTAAGAATAAGGAAATACTCGGAACGTCTTGTTACAAATACAATAACCAACGAACATACATCCCAAGCGCACCGGCAAAGGCAATGAAACTCGTAAATGAGATTCTTGAAAATGGTTGGTATCCTGACCCAGTATTTACCGTCGATATTTGTGAAGATAGTGATGGTAACTTTTGGTTGATGGAAATGAATTCCTTTACTTCGGCGGGAACATATGCGGCGCCTAAGAAATTGATTGTAGAGAAAGTATCGGAAATCGCCTTCAATGAATGGGAACTCCATAGAAAATTATTTTTTACACACAACTTATCACACTCATGAAAACTAGAATTTTTTTTAAAAATGGAATGTATGAATGTATGTTTGTCAATATAGACAATTCGGCATTTGGTTTAATTTTGAAGAAGGGCCACATTCTGATTGGCGAGTCGACCGTGACACTCTGGAAGAAGCGGAATTGTGGATGACGAAGTATATAGAACAACATAATAAATTTAAATTGCCATCTTCTGTTATTAAGGAATATTCTATATGAAACGGAAACAAATGTTATGAATGAAGATTTGAAAAAAATAGAAGAATCTAAACCTGTGTCCAAGGGACTTCGTAGAAATTATTGTAGAAAATGTGGTAAATCAATAGTCTCAAGTGGCCACGGCATTATCAGAGATATTTGTTCAGGATGTGGCGTGATGTATAGAACGAGTCGTAGGTTGGGGTCTTGTAAATGACGACGATTGTAAACATAAGAAAAAAGAGAGGTCAGAAACGTCCATATTGCGATGTTTTGATTGACCGGTCTTCGCCTTTTGGAAATCGACACGACATAGGACTTTGTTCTGTGTGTAATAAGGTTCATGACCGAAATCAGGCCATTGCCGAATATAAGAAGGATTTTTATATCTGCTTGACTATTCCAGAATTTCGTGATAGTGTTTTAACATTGAAGGGAAAGAAACTCGGCTGTTGGTGTTCGCCCCTACCATGTCACGGCGATGTAATTGTCGAGTATCTTGAAAACCCCGATGTTGAAAGAATTGTAGATGAAAATTGAATTTTATGATATCAAGACTCGTTCTGTTGTAGAAATGGAATGGGATGATGTTCTTAAAGGCGTTCCTATAGGATATATTCTTTATTCATCAATTCGACAAGGGGCGAAGTGGTATTCACAGTCAGGATTCCCATTGAATTTATATTGGGAAACTGAACTATCAAATGAAGAGATAGAAAATTATTTTAAATAATATATGAACAACTCAGTCGAAAGGGGCCTAAGACTCAGTATAATATTTGGATTTGGATTTGCGACTCTTGGTAGTTGTATTTCAGACAACGTAGGAGCGATTTGTGGTATAATCGGCATTATAATTGGATTCACCGTTGGATATAAAAAGAAATAATTTATGAAAGATGAACTCGGAGAGAGAATGAAAGATATGAATGAAATAATTTATTTAGAAACGGCAAAAGCGCATTGGAAATATAAACCCGCTGTACTTGACAAACCAGGCCGACGGGACGGTATTTTCATTGAGACATATCCAACGAAATGTAAAGTTACAATAAACGGTTCCATTATAATTAATGACGTGTATGTAAGACATTCTAACACCGGTCAGATATTTCTTTTTAAAGAATACAAAGTCGAAGAATTGTGGGATTATTCATCTCCGGTTTTTGGTGGGCGAAATTTAGTATTGGAATTTAAATCTGAAAATTATATCATAGAAAAATATGAGTGATGTATTTCAAATAAACAAACAGGCCCAGAGTCTATCTCTTGATAGAGATTTTCAAGCTATTGTAAGGGTTGTTACTGATAATCATGATTTTTCTACTTGGTGGGGTGGGTTAAGTGGTCAACATCACGATTTCCTTGGTGGATTAGCTAGACATACTCGGGAAGTTATTGACCTATGTTTTAATAGTGTTGAGACTTTGGGTTTGGAAAAGATTGACAAGAAAGAATTATTCTTGTCGGCATTGTTTCATGATACCGGCAAAATGTTTGATTATACGACATCTCCGATAGGTAGTAGACAACCTGCTATGATTGCGGCTCCACATAAGAGAATCATACATCATATCAGTCGGTCGGCATTGATTTGGAGCCACGCCGTTGTAGAGCATCCTGAATTTTCTGATAAGTATCATGATGTGGTTTTACATAACATACTATCACATCACGGATGTCGAGAGTGGGGTAGTCCGGTGGCGCCATTGACACAGACTGCTTGGTTACTTCATTTGTGTGATGGTATAAGCGCAAGAATGAATGACTGTGACCGATTGGATTTGATTAACGGTAAACCTAAAAATTTATGACAAATATTGAAAAAGTAAAACATATTAGGGAGATTACTATGTCTCCAATGACAAAGATTAATGCTGCTCTTCTATCTGCTAACGGTGATGTTGGTGAGGCTATTGCAATTCTCGTTAAACAAAAGGAAACGAGTGTTGAGGATATGGCGAATCGCAAGGCTGACAATAGTATAGTATATTCATATGTCCACAATAACAAAATTGGGGCAATGATTGTGTTGGCTAGTCAAACCGACTTCGTGGCCAAGAACGAATTATTCACACAATTGGCGAAGGACATTTGTATGCACGTAGTATCTAACCCTAACATCGCCGAGTATGTCGTTCCTGAAAGTATTCCATCAGAAATTATCCGATTGAAGAAATTATCATATACCAATGAAATTCCACTCAATAAGCCTGAAGCGATTCGACAAAAAATTATTGAGGGTAAAATTCAAAAATATTATGATGAATCGTGTTTGATGAATCAAAAGTTCATTAAAGATGACTCTGTGACCATCAGGGGACTTATTACAAAGGTTTCTGGAATTGTCGGTGAAAAGATTGAAATTAAAAACTTTGTTAGATTGTCATCATGAATACTAATGAACCATTTCATTCAGGAAATAAAGACTCTGATATTGTCGCTCTTCTCGATTGCGCATATGATATAATGGAAATATGGAATCCAAAGGAAAAAGAAGTATACAATAGGAAATTGCGAGGATTGTGGTTGAAACGAGCTAGGGAACTTGGGGCAGTACCTTCTCCGTGATATTTCTTGACAACCGTTCTAATCTAATGTAAAGTTGGTATCTATGAACGATACTGAACTCAAACTGGCTCTAGCAGAAATGATACCCAGTCATATTTTTATATGGGATGAGACTAACTGCAACACAGTTACTCCCTTCTTCCAATGGAAAGATGCTAGGGGTTCTACTAGGGGCGAACGTAGATTAGAAGACTCCGAACTTCTCCATCTATGTTGGTTGGTCGAAGAACAATTAGAAAAAGATAACCACGCACAATATAATCTTTACGTGAAACACTTGGTTTCAATTACGACTGGTTTTAAACAAACATTTTGTCAATTTGAAGACCTGAATTATGAACAGTATAATTTATTATTACACGCCACATGGCAACAACGAGTTACTTCACTAATACAAGTTCAACAATCTTAAAATATGATTATAAGAGATGATTTTTTTTCAACCGTGGCAGTCCACGCAGCAGAACCGCCTGATAAATTGACTCGGGCGGTGGCTCCTATTCTCGTCAGAAGTAAGACATTTGCGCAGACGTTTGGGGTTGAACAGACGTATCAATATTCCCGTGGTAACAATCCAACCAGAAACCAATTGGCAGACAAATTGGCAATCTTAGATGGTGGTAAATATGCGTCGGTATATGCGTCGGGCAATGCAGCTACGGCTACATTCTTTCTATCAATGTCTCCTGGCGACCACATTCTTTGTTGTCAAGAAATCTACGGTGGAACGTATCGACTTCTTGAGGAATTCTGTAATAGATTTGGTATTACTGCTAGTTATGTTGATTTCTCAAATGAAGACTCAATTCTAAAAGGCGTAAAACCAAATACAAAATATTTGTTTGTAGAAACCCCCACCAATCCATCCTTACATATTATCGATTTAAAGATGATATCTGATATATCAAAGAGGATTGGGATTCCATTTGTTGTAGATTCTACATTTTCGCCGCCTTGTTGTACGCGTCCATTAAGTTATGGGGCCGAGGTGGTTATTCATAGTCTAAGTAAATACATCGCCGGTCATAATGATGTATTGGGTGGGGCTTTGATTACCAATAATAAAGAACTACATGAAAAATTCTGGTTCTTATTCAGAACGGTTGGCGCAATTCTATCACCAGACGAATGTTATAGAATATTACAAGAAGTAAAGACTCTGCCCTTACGTTGGGAGAGAGTTAGTAATACCGCTCTACAAGTGTCGGAGTATTTAACATCAAATGTTGGAGTAAAGAAGGTTTTCTATCCGGGATTAAAAGCTCACCCAAATCATACCATAGCGAAGTCTCAAATGGTCGGCGGCTTCGGCGGAGTTCTATCTTTTGAATTACATGATAAATTTCACAATCAAGTTGAGAAGTTTGTAAATAATTTGACTAATCACAATCATATAATTTACGCCGAAAGTCTGGCAAGTCCTGAAACTATTTTATCATATCCACCGTTGATGAGTCATAAAAGTGTTCCGAGAGATGTTAGATTGTCTTTGGGTATAAGTGATGGGTTTTTTAGATTGTCGGTTGGATTTGAAAATCCGTATGGTATTATAAATGCTCTATGTGCGGCTATTGAATCTTTATGAATGATAATCTTTTAGGCAATCCTAATCCAATGGGTAATCCGTATAACCCAATGAACCCTAATAATGCGTTAAATCCGTTAAGTCCATATTCATTATATCACAGTAGTAATGTTTCTACTACTGTTTCACAGGTCGACCATATGGATGACGCTGATAAGCTTGTAGTCGTTCAAGTTGTAGGTATAATGTTTCTAACATTCGTTGGATTGATATACATAAATTGGATTTTGAATAAATGTAAAAATTATGAAAAAGATGACATTAATTAATGAGGGTATTGCCGCCGCAGTTACGAGTGGATTCCTTACATTTATATTTCTCGGACTTGGGACAATGTTTTTGTTTGCGTTGGTTAATATTATTAACTTGGCATTTATGACAGACATCACAACTCTCATGCATATACAATGGAACGAATCAGTAATTATATGTATTTATGTATGGGTTCTTATTATATCAAGTATCGTCGGATTCTTCTATGGTATATTTTCAACTTTAAAAAAATGATTTATGAAAACTATTAATGAAATTCGTAATTTGACAAAACAATCTCTCATAGACCAAGAAGGGCGAGTCCGACTCGCTGAGATTATGGAAGCTGCGAGGCTAAAAAAAGAAAGACGAGAAAGGATGGAACATGCGAAGGATGTTTCGTTCTTTATTAAGGAAATTGAAAAGGCGGCAAGGGAAGGGGAGAATACGTATTCTATTTCCCTCGGTAAAAACGAAGGTAGTGAGTATTATAAATTACATGTGAAATCAATCAGTAAATTGTTAAAGGATTTTACACCAAAGTTTGAAGACTTTAGAGATAGTAGCTGTTCATATAATTATGATGGTGATGTTATTGACGGTACGGAAAAATATCACACTTCAACGAGGGTAACTTTTAATTGGTGATATATGAATATGGATAAACTTAGACGTGAATTGAAGATGTTGGACGGCAAGAGTCACGAGACTCAATGTATATGGTGTGGCAATCTTATACGTGGTATTTACGGTAAGTCAGACGAAATAGGACAACACGCCAGAAATTGTAAGTATACGGAGGAAGAAACTTTTGAAAAGCGAATGAATGACGTTTTGTATGGTGGGATGGCTCCGAAGTGTAATTGTTGTGGTGCGCCTAAAAAAGATGATGGTACACATAACCATGATAATGAATGTCATTGGAGAAATGAATTATGAAAGTAACAAGAACATTTAAACCTATAATGTGTGAGCATGTAAAAATGTGTCGGGAATGTCCATATTATATAATGGAGAATGATGGGAATATGTCCCATGCTAGGTGTGAGCATATAGACTATAACAGCGGTATGGCTCCTGATAAGGACAACCCATATAACCATATCATACCAGATGTCCAATGGGATACCACTATAATATCAATACATTGTCCTTTTAATAAAATATGATTAAAGAGTATATATCAACTCCTCCAATCGGAACATTTGCCACGAGGAACCCTTCGGGATTTATATACCCAATATTCATACATACCAAGTGCATACTTGCAGAAAGAGTGGCAGTTCATAATAATCCGGAAGGGGAAAAGATTGCAATGGAAATTGAGAGTGGGGAGGAATTTGTGAAGTGGGCAATTAACCCGTGGTCAAGCGTTATAAATATTAACGAGGAAGAATCACGGCAAATGAAACAGCAAATGATGGAATTTTTTGGAATATGAAATTTACAGACTATAAACCAAATAGTTATACGCAAGTTTTACTTCAAAAAAGTCATTTGAGTAATGGACTTTTGTGGTGGGAAGACGTTAATACATATACAGAGTATACATTTGCTGCTGAGGATTTACACAATAAAAAGAGTATATCTCCTACAGAAGAATTTAGAATAATAAAACGAACGGTCAACGAAGAATTGTTATGAATAATATAGATAAACCAACATTTGATAAAGATTTACAAAATTTAATTAATCGATATTGTAAAGAAAATGAATCAAACACTCCCGATTTTATTCTAGCCGAATATGTTAGGAGTTGTTTAAATGCTTTCAATACCGCCATTAATATTCGTGAAATGTGGTATGGTAGAATCGACTGTGATGGGTTAACATTACAATGTCCAAAAACAAACGAAAACTATGAAAAAATTGGGAAGTTGCTGGATAAAAATGACCATAAATTAATATGAATAACACAGATAAAGAATATTTTAGATTACTCACTACCATCCTTGAAAAAGGCAAGTGGAAGGGTAATAGAACCGGAGTTGATTGTTTAACCATCGCAGGGTTTATGTTTGAACATGATATGTCTGAGGGGTTTCCCTTACTTACAAGTAGGAAATTACCGTTTAAATCCACCAAGGTTGAACTTGAATTCTTCATTAAGGGGTTGAGAAGTAAGAAGTGGTTGCAAGACCGTGGATGTCATTATTGGGACGGATGGTGTAATCCAGAAATAGTTCCATACGCCAACGACGAGGAAACTAAGAAGAAGATGGCAGTGGAGGATGATTTGGGATTGATTTATGGAACACAGTGGAGAGATTTTCATGACCCACACGCAGATTATAGTGTATTTAACGGAGTTGACCAGTTAAAAAATGTGGTTGATACATTAAAGAAGAATCCGATGGATAGGAGAATGATTGTGTCAGCATGGAATCCGTTAGCATTAGGTAAAATGGGTCTTCCCCCGTGTCATTATGGGTTCCAAGTAACTGTTATTGATGGGTATTTGAACTTGGCGTGGAATCAAAGGTCGGTGGATACTTGCTGCGGTTTACCACAAAACATCGCCAGTTATGCATTATTATTACATTTACTTGCTAAAGAATCAGGATTGAAAGAAGGTAAGTTGATAGGATTTTTAATGGATACTCATATATATTCAAATCACATGGACGGTGTTAAAAAACAACTAACACAAGAAACTTTTAACTTGCCCTCTATCAAGACCGATAAATTTACATCAATATTTGATTGGACATATGAAGATACCATCTTATGTGATTATAAGCATGGCAACCCAATCAAGTATGAAGTCGCCGTTTAAATTTACCATTAACCCAATTACTGATACTTCCAATTGACACTCCCAATTTTCGGGCGGCATCTGCTTGTGATATATAGGATATTCCATCAATCGTGATAGGATTGGTATTGGTGGGTAGTTTACCTTTCATTCGTAAAGATGATTTCTTCTTATATTCATCGGTATGATGTTTTCCATAAAAAGGGTTCTGCTCTCCTTTTTTAGAACAATCCATACATCGGGCGTGTCCATACCAAACTTCACAATTACAATCAATACAATGATAAATGGATATTCCACCTTTCCAATTAGGATTTTTATCCATAGGACGACTCCATATGTGTTTCTTTTCCTCATCTGACATTTTCAATATTCGTTCACGATTTGTTTCAACCATTCGTTTTATAATATCTTCTCTATTTGGGTTATTGGTTAAATTGTCCCCGCCACCAACACTACCAACATTATATTGTGGTGATAACTCATCTATATGTTTCTGTTCTTCGTCAAATAATTGTTGGTCGGTTGGGGATGTCATTTCCTTGAGTATTTCAAATTTAAATACATTAACTCCGTGTTTATTATAAGAACGCTGTAAATATATGGAGTGATGACGATTGTTTTTAAGGGCAGACTTATGAATACTGAATCGTCTCTTTATATTTTTACTACTCCCAACATAGAACTTTCCATTTTTTATGTTGACTATTTTGTAAATTCCTGATATAATGTTCATAGGTATAAATATTGAACAGTAATCCCAAAAACACATCTAAATCAAACGTGTATGAATAAACAAATACCAGAAGTAGATGTTCATGTATGGTGGAAAAATACATGTTCTACTCGGATAGTATCATTTAAAGAATTTAAAGAAAATTTGAAAAAGACCGGATATACCATAACAAAGGAGAAGTTGTTGTATGATATCTGCCGCCGACGCAAGAAAACTTGTGGATGATTTTCCACATTTAGAAGTAATAAATAATTTGATTGAGGATGCCGCCAAGAAGGGTCTTTCATCTGTAATTTATAATGTATCGAGTATGACTGATGTAAAATTAGGAGTTCTTTCGTCTGAATTACGATATATGAAATATGGGTTGGATTTAAGAGAGTCAAGGACACTGTTATTAATAGTTTGGTAAATAAATTGATTATATGAATAGTATACCAGATAGACCGTTATGTAATTTCTGTAAAGAAGGAATTCGAGAAGGTCAAATCGACCTTCATAAAGAAGGCGCATGCCTAGTAAATTTCTATGAAGAGAATGGACGAATGGTATTAAATGAAAGTTATTTATTGAGACGTGGTAGATGTTGTAATAGAAGCTGTAAAAATTGTCCTTATTAAATATTATGAAAGTAATTTATACAATTAGACCGCCGGTTAAAAGTCCATATTTTGACAACTTAGATAGAAACCGAAGAAATAAAATAGAAACGGCATTAAATAAAAAGTTGACAGATTATGAGTGGGTAGAGTATAAGAAGATGACTATTCCAAAAAGAAAAGATTAAAATGAAACATATGGCCGAACAATTTGAACTCAATTTCAGACCATTACGAGGTATCCTTGCAATGTCAAAGAATAGATGTATTGGTAAAAACAATACCTTACCTTGGCTACCATTAAAGGAAGATTTCAAATGGTTCAAAGAGTTTACTCTAAATAAGACTCTATTGATGGGTCGTAAGACTTATGAAAATATCCCATATTTAAAGAATAGAACATTTTTGATACTGACTGATAATAAGTCTAAACTGGATACTCAATTCATTTTTGATAAACATGACAATACTATGTTGTATGGTAGATATATCGATTGTAAATTTATAACCGAATGTATTGATAATAACATAACGGATTTTATTTTGGCCGGCGGCAAATCAATATATGAAAAGTATATGCCGTCTATTGGTGAATTTTATGTCACGGTAATAGATAAAGAATATGAAGGGGATACGTTCATATCACCATTTGAACATCTATTTAGTAAACAAGAAGTGATACGTGAATTTGAATTTGGTAAAGTAATTAAATATAGTAAATAATCCGTTTAAATATTAATTTTCTTTTTAATCCAGTAATGAATTGTAGAATCACAAACATTTAATTGTCTTGCGGCTTCCGATTGAGATTTATATTTTATATTATTTATTGTAATAGATTTTGTATTTGGTGGAAGTTTCCCGACCATGATTTTTCTGTGTCTTTCTTTACCATCTAATTTACTCAAATTATATTGTCCATAAATCGTCCATCCTTTAACAGATATAATCCAATTTTTTCTATTAATTAACCCACATATACTACCGGCATTTAAATTGTATTTTTTTATAAAATCATTTCTTTTTCCTGTAAATTCTTCGTTTGTATTTATATTAAGAAAATGATAATTTTTATTGTCATATCGAGGATGTTTATTTCCTTTAAAATCGGCATGATTTTTATATGTGATATACTTATTAGCTGTGAATATTTATGTGTCAGATGAAATAAAAGAACGGTGGGTCAATTATGAATTTTTAGGTAAACCTATTAAATTGAGAGATGGGAATACTTATATGCGAGTTCATTCTAAATTCTTTAATGTGACTCATTTTTATTGTTTTGAAACCGATTTTATTTGGTTTGACAAGGAAGATTTCATGTCACAAAGATAGGCTTGACTTTTGCATCAACACTGATAGAATTAAATTATGAGTAACAAAAATTTATATCTATATATACTTCTCAGAAATGATTTGCCAAGCCTCTCCCACGGTAGGGCGTGTGCGCAGGCCTCCCACGCGTCAAATGCCTTCATCCACAAGTTCGGTATCTCCGACGACGTGGTTGAATGGTCACAACAGACCTCTCAAGGATTTGGAACTGCCATCGTTCTTTCTGCTAATTTGCGCGACATCGAAAATGTTTTGAAAGAATGTAGTATTAATGTGACCGGATTATATGAATCCATAGTCGACCCGGATTACGTAGTTCCTATTTCATCCGAACTCGTTCCTTTCTTGAATCGTGATAACAAGAGAATCGTGGTCGAACAATCGACTACAGACCCTACCAAGTCATTTATTCACCGTTCGGAAGTCACTTGTGCATATGTCTTCGGTGATAAGGAAAAGTTGGCTCCTATTCTTTCAAGATTTCCTCTTTACTCGTAGAAGCCAAAACTTGAGATTGAAGTAAAAGGAAAAAAATTCAAGATATGAAAAAAATTTGTCCTCTCCATCCAAACTATAAGGGATTTAAAAAACCGAAAAGTAAAAATCGAGATTGTATTTGTTTGGAGATTTATAAAGTCAAAAGAAATGAAAACTAATAGACTGTATAAATTTTTCTTATGGATGTCAGAAATCTTGTTCGATGCGAGTCAAAGACCGTTTATCCAATCCACGACTTTATAAAACCGTCGTGGCAAATAACACTATACCACTGTCTCAAAATAAGACAAGACAAAAAACAGACGCTTGACTTCATGGTTCACTCTGATAATATATCAACATGAGTAATTTCTTTACTGTTCCGACTCGACAACCGGTTAATAAAACGAAAGTCTGGCCTATACTTTATAGTCGAGATACCACAGGCAATATAAGAGAGTGGTTTCTTGAACAGGAAGAAAATAAATACCGAACAAATTCCGGTGTTCAAGGTGGTCAATTTGTTGTGTCTGAATGGACGGCTGCTGAAGGTAAGAACGGGGGTAAGAAGAATGAGACGACTTCTATTACACAGGCAATTAAAGAAATTCAATCTAAATACAAAAAACAGCTTGAATCTGGATATTTTGATGATGTCTCAAAGGTTGATGATTTCCAATATTTTCAACCAATGTTGGCTCATAAGTGGTTAGACCACAAAGATAAGGTAGATTTTTCTAAAGGTGTTTGGATTAGTCCGAAATTGGATGGTCTTCGTTGTGTCTTTACAAAATTCGGAGCATTTTCGAGAAACGGGAAAAAATTTGTTTCGTTTCCTCATATTGAGAGAGAATTAAAACCTCTTTTTGATAAAGACCCGAATTTAATTTTGGATGGTGAAATATATACTCACCTTCTAAAAGAGGATTTTGATAAAATTATCTCGTTGGCAAAGAAAACCAAACCAATCAACGATGATATTGTTGAGAGTGAAAAACATCTCCAATATTGGATTTTTGATTATCCATCTTGTTCTGGAAATTTTGATAATAGATATAATTCTTTAAAGAAATTAATTATTGAAAATTTTCGTGATAACAAGTGGATTCGATTGTGTATTCATAAACTTATTCATAATGAAGTCGAGTTGGAAACTGCTCTTGGAGAATGGTTACAACACGGATTTGAAGGGGCAATGTTAAATTTGAGAGATGGAATGTATTTGAATAAGCGTTCGACTAATCTTCTTAAATATAAACTGTTTCAAGACATCGAGGCAACAGTAATTAACATTACAGAAGGTGTTGGAAATCGGTCAGGGATGTTTGGTTATGCTACTCTTAAACTTTCAAATGGGAAAACGTTCGATTCAAATGCTAGAGGCAATGAAGAACAGTATAGAAGAATTTTGAAAAATAAATCTGATTATATTGGGAAATCTGCTACAATTCGGTTCCAGAATTATACTCCAGATGGAATTCCTCGTTTTCCTGTTATCGTTCAATGGGCAAGAGAGGATTGTGAATAATCCAACCTTTATATGATTTTTTGTTTCCATTAACCAACCTTGAAACGTGTCCACGATTGACATTTTCAAACTTATTGTAAAATTCATATCTTGTCCCATAAAACTCATCGTGAGTTTGGATGTTATAAAAATTAAACTTTTCTAATTTTTCACGCTTGACTTTTTATATGGTAGTGGTATCATTATAAGATGAAAATAAATCCACGAATTATTACGGAATTATATGGAAATTTACCAAATGATTTCTTTACTGTATTTGATGATAATATTTTTTACAGAGAATTCTTTACTGATACAGGAATGTCGGTGTGGATTCCGAAGTCATCGATTGTAAATTGTATTGAAGCAGATATAGTTTCTACACCTATTTATTTGGAATTAAAATCGGCATTTGAAAAACATCCTGAATATGATTCAATTATCCTATCAAATACATGAGTGAAAAATTAATCCTTAAAGGTATTCAAGAAAGTGGAAACATCATAAATTTTAATCCACCACTTGTAATTGATTATACAATTTACGAAAAAATTGATAAAGAAACAGGTAAAGAAAATTATACAGAAGAACGTCCTATCATGGCTTTTGCCACATTCGACTTTGGAATGGAAATCAGAGTGGCGCTAGATTCAAATCATAATTGTCTAATAAATGGTTACGGCGGGCTAACGGAGGAATCTTCTTTGGATGATAAATTGATGTATTCGATATTTTTCGATTTGTTCCACGCATTTTTTCATACACCACAAGACCCAAATTATTCTTACTATCACTGGGCTTTGTATGGAAATTTAAAAGACAGAGTAAACCTTACAGAATTTGATTAAATGAAGGAGTTTCTCTCATATTCAGAAAAACGGTGTTTACTGTTAGGATTTTTACTTGGTGTAATTTTATCTTCGACGATATTTTTTATCGTTTTTATAATTACTCACGCTTGACTTCTTCGGTAGTTTGTGTTAATGTAATTTCATGTATTTATTTTTAGACAATGAAATGGGCGGACTTGAGAGGGAGAAACATTCTCTCTTGACAGTTTACCTAATGATGACCGATGACAACTACAACGTCATTGGCGAACTTTACCTTTATTTGAAGCCGGACGACGGAACCTACAAAGTCTGTGGTGAGGCCATGGCGGTCAACAAAATCAATTTGTTGGAACATGACAAGAAAGCCATCACCTATAAGGAAGGTGGCACAAAGTTATACAATTGGTTGAAGTCATTGACCGACAGCGGAAAGGTTAAAGCCACGGTTGTTGGACACGGCATTTACAGTGACGTTGATTGGATTGTCTATCACCTTATGAGCCGGGCTTCTTTTGAGAATTTCACTTCTTATAGGAAATTGGACACAAGTTCAACGTGTCAGTTCCTAAAGTCTGTGGGAATGTTCCCAGAAGAAGTTAGCGGAAGTTTGGTGTCATTGGCCAAGCACTTCAAGGTTGAGGTTGACGAGAACGCTGCCCACGATGCCAAGTATGATACACAACTGACGTTCAAGGTGTTCTTGGCCTTGAGAAAAATGTTTGTAGGAACTCCGATTTGATTTATGAAACTTATTCGTTCAAAAGAGTGGTATGAAGAAAGGATTGCCAAAGAAGGCGATTCTGAAATTGGTGCTGGAACGCTCCAACAATTACCTAATACAATCATTCGTATGGATGATGGAGTGTTATTTCTTTTGAATAAAGAAACAAACAAGTATCGTGCTCATTTGGGCATTCCACACTTGGACGACCCGAAGCATCTTCACAATGAATACACCTATGAACGCTTGATGGTTGACCCACGGACTAAAGGATTGTTCAAAGTCGCAGATGGAACAGAAGACCTTGAAGCCATACGACGGGCGTATCAAAAGAGTTTTTTGAAATCACACCGTTACTGTGGTAACGATGACGACGAAGATTGCGGCAAAGGTAGAGAATGAAGATTGAAGAAATACAGGTGACACGGTTTCCATTAGTAATAATAACCGACAGTCATTGTCACATCAAAAGAATCAGTGAGATAAAGAGTCTTTATCCTCATTCTCAATTCATTTGCCTTGGCGACCTTGTGGACTTGTTTGGTGAAAAGGAAGCGTTCAACAAACATTCCATTGACTATTTCATTGAGAACAAGATTCCGACCCTTGAAGGGAATCATGAAAGTTTTATCAAGGCGAGTTATAACAAAGATACGTCAACGTTAGGCCACGTTCTCCTTAATACAAACAATCCACCAAAGTTCAATATTGAACAGACGCACGTCGATTATTTGAACAATTTACCACGGGGGTTTAAACTTATACTGCCTAACGGTAAACACTATATTTGTTATCATAATGAACCAAATGACTTGTGGAGTTTTAATGACCCTGGAATGTCACCCGAACGATTTATTTCAACATATTCACCGACATATGGACAGTTGGGTGTGGTTCACGGTCACACGCATAAAGCATTTGTAGAAGAATATAGTAATACCGAAACAAAACGGTATTCGGTTGGGGCACTTAAATTCAAACAATACGCTATACTAACTGAACAAGGAATTCAATTTAAGAGTCTGTAATAATAAAGAGGGCTTTACAAGAATTCGTGAGTATGGTATGATGGGTAAAATATGAATAGAGAATTAAGAATTAGACAGACGGCTGAACAAAAGGTTTACTTTTCAAGTGACTTCCATCTTAACCATTCGCCAAAATGGCCGGTTCCAATTTGGAAAGGTAGAGGATTTGAATCTGTAACAGAAATGAATGACGCAATCATCAAATCTATAAACGACACAGTTCGTTCTACGGACATTTTGATTTTCCTCGGCGACTTTGTATTAAATTGTTCAGAAGCCCAATTTGAAGAATTTTTATCAAGAATTAATTGTCAAAACATTTATATGCTTTTTGGTAATCATAATAGTTGTGTTTGGAATGTTTACCAAACTACGTTATATTCCCAATTTGGAATGAAAGACGTTGAAATTTATCCGATTCAATATCGAAACATTACTTTCATTGGTAATTATGCCGAAATTATTGTTGACGGACGTATTTTTGTCATAACTCATTATCCTATTCATTCATGGAACAATCAAAAAAGAGGTTCGATTCACCTATACGGACATCAGCACTGCGAAAATAATCCTCAAGGTGGGCGAAGAATGGATGTCGGTTGGGACAGAGATAAACGACCATATTCTATTGATGAAATTTGGAATAAGTTAAGTAATGTTCCTATTTTGTCTGATGGTGGACATCACTGAATTTTGATATTGATTTACATATTTCAATGAATTCATCTTGATTGAAATTGTTTTTCATAATGTTGACTTTCTTGTGAACCCATTGAACATTGTCTTCCGTGTATCCTTTAGAGGAATCTATTCTATCTAAAGAACAAGTTCCATTTTTTAACCCCTTTTCAGAACTAAATTTAAGAGACAATCCTGATAATGCACATTTTCTATTTTGTTTAAGAAATAGTTCCCATAAAAATTTAATTGATAAATCAAAATTTTTACATAATCTCTTTCTTTTATTTGTTCCTCCCATTGCCGTTCTTTTTATATGTGTGAAGAACTTTCCAGATATTTCTTCATATCCTACAAAGTGTGGATTGTCTTTGCCTTTTCTATGAGATAGACAACCACAAGATACAGACATTCCATAAGTCAAAGAACTTAATGGTTTTATTGTAGTATTTCCACAATCACATCTACATTCTACCCAAGTTTTATATTTGGCATTTTTATCTGGAGTATTTTTTGGCGGCGAACTCAATTTGATTGGTGTTAATATTCCATATTTTTTGGTCAATAGACCTTCAATTTCTTTTTTAGTATTTTCTTTTTTTATTTGAATTATACCAAATTTTTTTAATCGTCCGTGGACGGTTCCTTGACTACTGTTTATTTGTTTTGCGATGTCACGACAAGTTTTAGTATTGGTGATGTATTCATCATACAAAAACTTTTTGTCATTTAATAATTGATTTTCCATATTTGTATTTGGTGTTGTTATATGTCTTACCTCCTAATAAATAGAAGTTCAAATTACAAAACGTTTATAATAAGTTGACTCTCCGTTCTTGTTCGGTATAATACGAACATGGCAATACATGGAGAACCAGAATATTATATGTTTACACAATCTTCAAACACACAGGCAGACCTTAACATTTGTCAGGCCGCAGACGACATTATTGGAATTTTCGACTCTCTTGGTTTCACAAGCGAGACTCCACCCGATATTGAATTGTTAAGACATTCAATTGTTGAAGTTATTCAAAAACGAACCACACCAACGGTTGTTGAGGGCAGTCTTGATGAAGCCAAGTTGTATGTGAAATACTTCAAGGAGGCGAATGAACTCAAACCAAATAAAACCGTTAAAGTTCCTGAATACGATTATCTGACAGAAGGATTTGACCCGTCAAAATTACCAAAAAAATCAAAATAATGATGTTTTCCTAAACCAAGTTATATTTATAACTTGGAAAGGGAATAAATATGAGAGAATCGAAATTAGGTAAAATTTTAACAAAAGAATTTTTGGAGATTGAACATCTTCAAAAGAAGAAATCTTTAAATCAAATATCAAAAGAAATAGGATGTGACCATAAATCAGTAACAAACTATTTGAATTTACATAAATTAGAACATTTACCACCATACAACGGAGTAAAAAATAAAAAACATTGGTCGTGGTCTGGATATGAAGAAATATCAAAAACATATTGGGAAAATGTAAAAACGGGGGCCAGAAATAGACGTATTTCTTTCAATCTAAAAATAGAGAGTGTTTGGGAACTATATCTTAAACAAAATAAAAAATGTTCTTTGTCAGGATTGGATATAGGATTTGAGGCATCAAAAAGCAATTCCGCGTCTCTCGACAGAATAGATTCTAAAAAAGGATATGAAATTGACAATGTTCAATGGGTTCATAAATACATAAATCAAATGAAGTGGGATATGTCACAAGAACATTTCATAGAAATGTGTAAGACAATAACCAATTATCAAAAGAAAAAGAAAAATGAAGAAGAAATCAAAAACGTTAGTTGTTAATTTTTGTGCCGGGCCTGGCGCCGGAAAAAGTTCGATGGCAGCATCTGTATTTTCCCATCTTAAATGGAAAAATGTTGAATGTGAACTTGTCACAGAATTCGCAAAAGATTTAGTCTGGGAACACCGTCATAAAACCTTCGACGACCAAATTTATATGTTCGCAAAACAATACCATAGAATTTATCGCTTGATGAACCAAGTTGACGTAGTGGTAACTGACTCGCCGATACTATTGACTCCAATCTACGACCTTGAACGCAGACAAACATTGAAGAATCTCGTCTTGGAAGAATTCAACAAGGTTCATAACTTTAACATATTTCTCACAAGGAAGAAGAAATATCAACCGAAGGGAAGAAATCAGAACGAGGAACAAGCCAAGGAAAAAGACCGTGAGATAAAGACATTCCTTGAAGAAAATGGAATCCCATACGTTCAGATTGATGGCACAAACGAATCGGTGGATGTAATAGTTAATACAATCACCACAACTCTAAAGGCAATCCATGAAGGTAAGTGAGAAACAATTGATAATGTTGATGGATATCCTCAAGGACACCTTGAAAATTTCAAATGTCTTGGGTGGATACGATTTGCCAACTCGCCTACAACTGACCAATGATTTAATAAATCAACAGAGTAACGATTTGAGGGAAGTCGAACCTAAACCAAAATTGACGGCTAAAGGACATAAATCGCTCTTGGGCGGATAAATATAATTATCACTTTTAGTTTTTATATTTATGGATATGTCACACAAACATATCTATAATCTTCGTCCGACTCCATTGAGTCATGAGTTTCATTTTTCAAAATTAATGGTGGCTCCGCCATCGACGACTCCACTTCCCTCTAAGATGGATTTAAGAGATGGGGGATTGTTGGATTCTGTATATAATCAAGGACATATAGGAAGTTGCACAGGCAATGGATTCGCAGCGGCGTTTAATTATGACTTGAAATTACAAGGATTGACTTCATTAATTCCTAACCCATCTCGTCTTTTCATTTATTACAATGAACGTGATTTGATTGGTATGACTAATCAAGATTGTGGTTCTAGTTTGGGTGATGGAATTGCAACACTACAAAAATACGGAGTATGTTCCGAAACTACTTGGGGTTATGATGAAGCTAAATATACAACAAAACCTATAAATGAGGCTTACACCGAAGCGTCGTCTAGTACATTACTTCAATTTAATTCCGTAAATACGTTGGATGATATTAAACAGAGTTTGGCAAATAAACATCCTGTAATCGTTGGATTCACTTTATACCCATCGTTTGAGAGTCGTGACGTCGCCGAGACGGGAATTATACCAATGCCTACGTTAGATGAATCTCCGATTGGCGGACACTGTGTTTTGATAGTCGGTTACGATGATGAAAAACAATGGTTGATTGTTCGTAATTCTTGGGGCGAATCTTGGGGTGACGCTGGATATTTTTACGTTCCGTATACCTACCTACCTAAAAATCTCATGGAAGCGTATACATTACAGACCGTGAAATAAACCACACTGACCGCTTGACTTTATAGAAAGTCGTAGTAGTATGATAGTGTGATTTCAATAAAAGACACCGTAGGAAGTATTTGGGTTCCTTGCCCGAAGTGTAAATCAGCAGTCTGTATTACACAGTGGGGAGAACAAACCTGCATCTATGAGAAGTGTGACGGTCACAAGTTCACGTTTGAAGTCAATAACGATTCACTGCTGTTACTTCTCGAACAGGTTCAGAAGGTGAATTTGGCCGAAGATGTCAGATTGTCGAAGTCGATTACAATGCGTCCGGCTATGCCTGTAGTTCAAAAAAGTACCAATAGTTTTCTCGTTATCCAGCAGCCGAAATCAAGTAATCCCTCCGATTGGTATCATAATGACCCATTCAAACAATGAAAATTTTTCCAATTCACGATTTCATAAATAGAGAATCCGAATTCTTTAGGATACTCAAATTCTTACCTAGAATTGGAAATGACGGCCCTTGGGTTGCGGGTGGGTCGGTATGGAAATCTATGGAAAATATTCCATTGAATTGTGATGTTGATTTCTTTTTCAAAGACGATGGACAATACAAAAATTGGATGCGAACTCTTCAATCGATTCCTTATACTTATCGAATCATGTCCAGTAAGACAAATCAATATAACACTTCATTTGATTTTCATATAAACGACGGTAACTTTAATAAAACTGTAAAGATTCAGTGTGTTAATTTTAAGTATTTCAATAACATGGAAGATTTGTTGGGTGGGTTTGATTTTACCGCCTGTCAGTTTGGATTCGACGGAACTAATTTACATTGTGGTGACAGGTCGATGTCGGATTTGAAAGATAGAGTCATCGTTTTTAATACCGTCCGCGATTTGACAGCTAGCGGAGTTCATTTAGAAAAATATACTAAACTCGGATTTACTGTTCCTGCCACCGAGATGATTAGATTTGAAGAAATACGTAATGCTTTGAATACGGCTGGGAAAAATTTATTTGATAAAATGAGTGTGTCAGGCAATCCATGTGTCGAGGAAGACTTATCATCATATCCACAGCCGGCGACCCGGCAAAGTGAATCGTTTGACCCGCGTGGGACGTTTGACGCATTACTTATGCCTTCAATGAATTTTGTGAATTCGGAAATCGGTGACACGGCGACTCCATCGATGCCTATGGATTATGTAACGTCCGAAACTTCGGTTGGTGGCGAAACATTGTCGCAGGCTATAACCCGTGAAATTGATAATGAAGTTGTCCAACTTATTCAACAGAGAATAGATAGTCAGAACACTCCAGGCATAAACATTGCCGAAGAATTTATCGGAGAACCAATTACGGAATCGAACCGAATTGAAACAATTCGACAAGAAGTAGAAAGTATTTTGACGCCAAGTTTAGCGGAGTATTCTCGAACATTATCTGATGAAGAAATTATTAGTATAAGAAATGGAAGTAGAATAACCACAGTTGAAAATTCGACAAGTTCAATAAATTCAATAGAAAGATGATTTTTGGTTACACTCCAACATACTTATTAGTATATGGGATGTATCTATAATATAATCAACAAAGTGACCGGCGCAATATATGTTGGGAGTTCTTCAAGAAAAGACCCAAAAAAACGTTGGTGGCGTCACACAAAAGACCTTCGTGATAACGTTCATCATAGTCGGTATCTTCAACGTGCATGGAACAAATATGGGGATAATTCATTTGAATTCAAGATTGTAAAAGATAATATTAAAAATTCATTATTGATAAAAATTGAACAATTGTATCTCGATAACAGAAGAAAAAATTATCCATCAAGATTAAATTACAATATGTGTTGGGTGGCCGGTAATTGTGAAGGTAGAAAATTTTCACAAAAGACAATTCAAAAATTAATAACATCGCATCTTGGAATTAGACCTTCACTGGCAACAAGAGAAAAACAAATGAAAATTTGGGAAGATAAATGTAAAACTGCTTATTCATTTACTGACCCAAACGGAATTATTTATAATAATATTCGCAATTTGAGAAGGTTTGGCCGTGAACATAATTTGAATGGTCAACACTTAAAAAAACTACACTGTGGAATTGAGTCTGAATACAAAGGTTGGATTAAGACAGGCGAAAAAAGAACACGATATACAGCGCTTGACACAAATGGTAAGTCATACTATAATATCACAAGGTTGAAACCATTTTGTAAAGAACATAATCTAAACTACAAGATGATTCACGCCAATTGTATTAAACAAAACCGACCATACAAGGGTTGGATGATAACAAAAACCAAAATTTAATATGGAAAATTTTATTTACTATCCTATAATGTTCTTACTTTGTCATTTGGTAGGCGATTACTTTTTACAGACAGACTGGATGGCTCTGAACAAAGGGAAGAAAACGTGGAATTGTCTCGTTCACGTTCTTATCTACACGTCATGTTTTCTGTTCGTTACCCTATCGTGGAAGGCTCTTCTTTTCATTGGGGCTACCCACTTCATTTTGGACAGATGGCACATAATTCTGAAAAGAATGATATGGTGGAAGAACCATTTTCCGACTGGCAAGTATCCGCCGTTCAAGTATTGTGACACAACGGGTTACTACGATGCGTCACCAATCAACTCGGCGGTGCCTGATGACAGTGTAATTGCCGAGTATGGTCAACCAAGACCGTTTTATATCACTATTTGGTTGTATATCTTTCAAGATAACATCCTCCATTTGGTGTGTAACTTCATTGCCTTGATGTATTTGGCGTCTTGAGTTATGAGGTCTGAAATAGGATTTTCAGTTTTGGTCTTGGCTCAAAAGGCTTGGGGTAGAACGCTTATTGACAACCGAATACGGTCAGAACGTTGGTGGCGTCAAAGACTTGAATACTTGATAAACAAGGAAGAAGACCCGATTCCACCGGAAAACTTGTGGGATGGAAAGCCGGTTGATTATCCAATGCCATACGAAGTCGAATTCAACATGGCAAACAAAGTGGATTGTTTGTGGATGGGAGTAACTTTACCTACGCTTGACTTCATATAAAAAGGTGGTATTCTGTTCGTATGAAATTGATAAAAGTCGCCAGTGGAACTCTTAATCAGACTCCAAGAGACTGGAAGAACAATAAAAACAACATCATCGAGGCAATTAAACAAGCCAAACGTGAAAGTGTTTCCATTCTCTGTCTTCCTGAAATGTGTATTTCTGGGTATGGATTGGAAGACGATTATTTCTGTGCCGATGTTCCTCAGCGGGCAATTCGTAAACTGAAAGAAATTATCACAGAAGGCGTTCCCAATAGTGGTAGGATGGAACCTATGTGTTTAGGTTTAATTTTCTGTGTCGGACTTCCAATTCGTTTCAATAATACACTTTACAACGCCGTTGCCACGGTAGTTGACGGAAAAGTTATCGGCTTCACTTGTAAACAACATTTGGCTGGCGACGGAATACATTATGAAAATCGTTGGTTTAAACCTTGGCCTCAAGGCGTGGTTCAAACCGTGAACATCCCCGAACTTGGTGGTGAAATCCCAATCGGCGATATTCATTTCAGTATTGGTGGTATTAAAATTGGTTATGAGGTCTGTGAGGACGCCTGGACGTGTAATCGTCCCGGAACAGTTCTCGCCACGAAGGGCGTTGATATCTATTTGAATCCAAGTGCCTCTCACTTCTCTTTCGGTAAACTGAATACACGAAGAAACTTTGTGGTGGATGGTTCGAGAGCGTTTAACGCCACTTACATCTACGCAAATCTTGTAGGTAATGAGGCCGGTCGGGCAGTGTATGATGGTGGAGCTTTAATCGCAACTGGAGGTTCATTGGTGTCGGCTGGTAAACGATTTAGTTACAATAATGTTATACTGACCACCGCAGTTGTTGACGTGGATAATACTCGCACATCCCAAGTTCGTACGGCAAGTTTCCAACCTAATATTGAAAAGTATAACGAAGGTTGTGTTGATTGTGGATTCAGATATCCTACCGTCAACGAAAAATTGACAATTAATCCCATCCAAGAGAGTTGGGAATTGTCGTCCGATATTAAGCATGAAGAATGTGTTCACGCTCTCGGACTGGCTTTGATGGATTACATGAGAAAGAGTCACACGAAAGGTTTCACTATCTCGTTGAGTGGTGGAGCCGATTCGGCGATGGTGACTTATCTCTGTGTCATGGGTATCCGAATGGGCGTCGATGAACTTGGAGCTAAAAACTTCATCGAAAAGTTTTGCCCAAATTTAGTCGGTTGTATCGTTTCGCCTTCGTCCCACGAAAATCATCAGAAATTAACTGTAGACCGTTTGGTGAAAAATCTCATAACAACCGCATATCAAGCTACGGCTCAAAGTGGAAGTATAACAAAAGCTGCCGCTTGGGAATTGGCTAAAGCATTTAATATTCTTCATTATGAATTTGACGTTGAACCGATGGTTCAAGAATATAAGAAACTTGGTGTAATCATCAAGGGTAGTGAGTTGACCTTTGAGGCCAATGACATTACTTTACAGAATCTTCAAGCCCGCGTTCGTTGTCCTTCGATTTGGATGATTGCCAACATGAAGGGAACCTTGTTACTTACCACAAGTAATATGTCGGAAGCGGCAGTTGGTTACGCAACGATGGATGGTGACACCGCAGGGAGTGTGGCACCTATCGCCGGATTACCCAAGGTTTATATCCGTGAGTTTCTGGCTTGGGTTGCCAATGACAATGATGATAGAAATAGAATCGCTCGCGCCATGAAATTTGTTGTCAATCAACAACCGACGGCGGAACTTCGTCCGGCGAGTTATAAACAGACCGATGAAGACGACTTGATGCCGTATTGGCTGTTACACAAAATCGAAACGTTGGTGGTAAAGAATCGTCAGACGCCCGTTGAAGTCTATCAGTCGTTGAAGGTGTTGGTCGATGATTATGACAACAATCAGTTAATTAAAGATATCACCAAATTCTTTAAGTTGTTCAGTCAGAACCAATGGAAACGGGAACGTTATGCTCTTAGTTTCCACATGGATGACCACAATCTTGACCCTCGCACGTGGTGTAGAACGCCGATTCTCACTGGCGGTTATGAGGAAGAACTGGAAGAACTGACAAAATTCATTGTATGAATAAAATTGTAATTTGTAAACATTGTGGCGCACTTCATAGAATCGTCAATGGACAATATTATTGTTCAAAGGTATTTGGTGGAACTGTGATTGTTCCAAAAAAAATGAAATCTAAAATGAAACCTACGCCGAAGAAAGAAACTGTTCGTATGGAATTTGAAACCTACGTGTATATCAAGAAATTACTTGAACAGTCGGAGGCCAAGTTACATAGAGATTATCTCACGGCCCTTGAGTTCATTCCAGCTGAACCTTTCACTAATTATGAGAAGACTGGGACTTTCAAGGCGGCTGATATTTTCCGTAATGAATCGGAAAAACTTTCAAAAATGAAGAAAGAACTTCACTCGGCGGCTGGTGCGACTTACAAAGACCATCCGAACATTGAAATGAGAAAAGTTTGGGGGCTTGACGAATAATTGTGGTTGTGTTAATATATAACCGTAATGAAGAATTTACTCAATCACACCGACAGTTTTGAAAAGTTGGAAGACATGACAAGTCGGTCACGAATTCCTTTGGTGGGTGGTTGGGGTCGTCGTAAAGGTCGTAGTTATCCATCCAACAAGGTTCACCGTTTCTTGGAATCAAGAGTCGGCGTCAAATGGGATGATGTATTCTCCGAATTTGTTCGTCTTACTTGGATTAAAGACGAAGACAAGACCCGTGAAAAAATTGGTTGGGATGTCGTATTTGATACGATGATGGTTAACGGTAAAGTTCATTACTTGGACGAAAGTCGGGGATGTCCGTGGCCAATCTCCGAATACCGTTGGAAGACCGGAACATTTTATGTTCACCCTGTTACCAAATGTCTTGGCCGCGCAACGCCGGAGAAGAAAGAACCGGAAACCCGACCGGAGACATACAGAATCTTAGGCAATTATCATCAGTTGATTAAAGCGGAAGGGGTTTGGCATGAAATCAAAGGCATTCCGGTTGAGTCGGATGTTGTTATTATTAACGGACTTCATTATCGAAAAGTTAAAACATTGCCAGAATCTAACCAAACGGTTCCGGCAGTATATCCGCCGTTTCCACAGAAATTCTTTGGACATAAGGTGGTTGAAGAACCGTCAAAATACAAAAAAACTAAAGATGGGTATTATTTGATTCCTGAACCTACCGACTATTTTAACAGATTTTCTAGTCGGGATGAACGAATTGGCCCGAGAGATTTGATGATTCAATCCACGAAAGATTGTACATATTGGGGAAGATATAACACCTTACGTAAACTTTCCAACTCGGTGAAAATTACAATGAATCGTCAACTTTCTTCAAAGGAATTGAAGAAATATGGATTGAAGAATGATATTACCCCTTTTGGTGGAACTCCTTGTAAAGTCTGTGGAAATGTAAGATGTTACCAACCACATGACAGTCGGTGTACTATATGTGGACAAAAGTGGTGTCGGATACATAAAAAACCATGAACAAATTTATCGACAAGTATCTTATCACAATCGTTGTGAGTATTTTGATTATAATTGGAATAGTGTTGCCATTTATTTTTACTGTTGTGATGCCAACTTTCAATTTATGAGTACGAACTATCAAGAAAAGAAAAGACGAGTCATAGCCAAATTGGAAGATTCTGGGTATGATAGTATTGACGAATGGGCTGATGCCATTCTTACTGCTATTGGACAAGTCGATTCGGATGATGCGGATGCAATGGATATCATTCATCGAGCAGCTAAAAAACTCGACGAAACTGCCACTCGACATATTAGTGAACAACAGACTCGCCGAGGGTCTTTGTTAGATGGGTGGGACTAAAATTTATGATGACTCCAAGAGAAGGTTCACAACTCTGTATCAAGATGGCTGGATATGGCATCAGAAATGATGTCGTCAAGGCAATCCAAGACGATGCGAGAAAAGATGTGGAAGAAGAAAAATCGAAGATGTTATCTAATTGGTCATTGGAACGTAATATTTTCGTATCTCAAATTCAAAAAGTCCCTGAGGATGCTTTGAATAGTTTACTTAATCGTCTTTATGTCCCTACTATTAAGATTATAGGTAAAGGCGATGACGCTGGTGATTATCCAATGACAGTTGAGGAACGCATTGAGTATCTTCTTGAAAAAGAGAAAGCATTGACGCAGGTCAAGATTAGATTGAACGCCTTGTCCGTTTTGAAGACGCCGGCTGATTTTGCCGTCGACAAAGCCGACGATGCTTACGAAGACGGAATTCAATCTGGCGAAGTATTCTTAGCTAGAGAATTGAAAAAGATACTTGATGCTTGACTTTTGAATCATCTTAGTTTATAGTAACTTGAGATGAAACCCAAATCGACGGCAGAATTAGAGAAACAAGTTCGTAACCTGAAAAGGGAGATGAGTTTGTTGGAGAAATGTAACAAGGAATTATTAAAAGATAATCGCCTGTTGTCTGCTCAAAATCAATTGATGAAGTCACAATTAGACAAATGAATTTATGAAAAGAATCGGAATTTATGCGGGTTCGTTCAATCCGTTCCACGTAGGCCACGCAAATATTTTACATCAATCCCAAAATCTGTTTGATGAAGTAATTATCGCTTTAGGTAGAAATTCATCGAAGGATGGGATTGATAAGGAACCGTTTCCAGTCGGCCATCCGGTCTTGGGTAAAGCCAAGGTGGTTGAATTTCAAGGCCTGTTGTCCGACTATCTCAATTCAGTTGACGTCTCCAATGAGGATGGAAAAGTATTTCTGATTCGTGGTTTGAGAAACGGCGATGATTTGCAGATGGAACAGAATCAACTCCAATTTATCAAGGAAATGTATGCTGGCCTTAACGTCGCCTTCTTCATTTGTGATAAGAGGTTCGAACACATCAGTTCAAGTTCTTTGAGGGCCTTGAAAAAGGTTTCCGAGAAGGAATATGAAAAGTATGTGTATCGTCCTCCGGTTCCACCTGAGGTTGAAAAGTTTGGGAATGGTGATGCTGTTCATAAACCTACCGTTACCGACTACGCTAAATACTTTGCGCCTCATTGATAAAATGACCGTGTGATGTGATAATTCTCTTGACTTTTCTCAAACCGTCTGATATATATACTTATGTTAAAGGAGTTTTCTAAACTGACTTGTAACGAATATCTCGAAATGAGATTTAGAATTCGTATAGTAATGGAGATTGGTTTGTTAATTACTCTTTGTTTTTTATAACGCTGTCGTGGCTCGAATTGGATTAGGCAAGAGTTTTCTAAACTCTGTCCGAAAGGACTATACAGGTTCGAATCCTGTCGGCAGCGCCACTCCCTATGAGATTGTAATGGCACAGTTTCCTAAACTGATAGCGCATAATTGGATTAATGTGGGTTCAAATCCCACCAGTCTCACCATTTCTTTTTGGAATATCTTCAATTTTTAAAATTCCATTATCAAATTCATAATGATGATTCGGGCACAGTATTAAGTTATTATTTTTATTATTGACATCCTCCAATTTAGAATTATTATTAAATTCGCTTATTGGTTTTATGTGACATAGTTCTGTATGAACGGAATATCCACATTTCTGGCAAGGCAAATTTAATAAATCTTTATTCCACCTTCGATTAAAACTTCGTATTTCTGAACTATACCAATGAATTAGATGTTTGTTTGTTTTATATTTTTCCTTTAATTCTCCAACTGTTTTATTTTTATTTATTTTATCTTGTTGATTTATATGACAGTTTTTACAATGTTTTGACCTATAACCTCTCTCATTTCCACAAGTCGGGCACTTAAAACTTTTTGTAATTGATATGTGATTTTCCCATCTTTTTTCATTTGTTTTAATATTAGCACATTTATTAGAACAATAGTGATTTGTAGATTGTTTTAATTCTTTTGGAAATTTGTAAATTTCTTTTTCACAATTATGACACTTTACAAATTTTCCACGAACCTCTCTACATTTTGGATTACATCGGAAATAAGTGACGCCTATTTTAATTTTGGCCTGTAATTGGTGTTTTTTACGAAGAAATTTTTTTCCACATGAATCACATTCCATAGGAACCAAATCTCTCGATTTTAATTTATCTAATTCTTCTATTGAAATCAACAGTTTCATAGTTGGTATCTTAATTGATGTTGTATTTTACACATATAAATAGTTTTGATAAAATGAAACCTCCAATTTTAATTAAAATACCAATACTTATTACCAGATGAAAAACTCTGATTTTAAGCATATAGTTAAAGAATCCCTTCGAGATGCCTTTTATACCAAAAAGGATGTCACAGATTCTCCAAAATTTAAAAGTTGGTTTGGTAATTCTAAAGTGGTAAATAGTCAAGGAAAACCACTGAGAGTGTATCACGGAACTAATGCAGACTTCTCTTCGTTCGACCCAAAGAAATCAGGTACAAAATCCAACACAGGCGCTCCAGAAGGAACGTTTTTCTTTACAAATAAGCCTGACGTAGCATCAAGTTATACGATAAAGTGGCAAGGTGATTTTTCTCAAACGCCTCATGACAATTCCAATACTATGCCGGTCTATTTGTCAATGAAATCCCCATTAAAATTAAATGCAAAGGGAGATAATTGGAGAAATGTAATATACAACGGAGAGTATAGAGACATAAATGAGATTTTAGAACTTATCAAAAATTCTGGAAAATACGACGGTCTGATTGTATCTAATGTCATAGATAAGGGAGTAGGTAACGTTTCTAGTAAAAATTCAACAACCTACGTGGTGTTCAAACCAACTCAAATAAAATCTGCCATTGGAAACAACGGTGAGTTCAATACGAATGACTCCGATATCTTGAAAGAATCGGTAAATGCTCATAAAATCACAGTAATGTATTACGACCAACTCTTACCGGCTATTATTTCAAAGAATACAATACCTGGAGAAAAGCCATACCGAGTTAGTATATTTAAGAAAATTGCTGGTGAGATGAGAGCGGAAGGCCACTTCGATTTAACACAACAAGAGGCGCAAGAAATTTTAGACAATGGTAAATTGCCTGATGACTTGTATAGGACATACCAAAAAATAGGAATAGTTTCTACCGATGGTTGGTTTGAGAAGAAGGGCGACCATTTAGTTCCTATTAAAGAAGGAGTTTTAAACGAGGGATTGTTTGGACAAAAGTTATACCTTCTGGTACCTGGATTGAAGATTCAAGCTATTATTACCAAAAATACAAAACCCAATGAGAGTGAATACAGGCTTACTTGGTTTGGTGGAGATGATTCGTCCATTACTAAAGGTCATGCCCACTTTGATAAGAACACGTTGGATGCTATATTAAAAAGAAAACAATTGACTCCGAGATTACGTGAGTTTGTTTCAAGTATACTACATTGTAACCCGTCTCAATTGAAGGCTGAATTTGTGGACAAATTCGATGGAACACTTCAAGAAACTTTGAATGAAGAGTTGTACGGTAAAAAGTTAAAGGTAAAATACTTTGGCGATGAATGTGACGGAGTTCTTTCAAAGAATACCAAACCAAATGAACTTCCTTATAGAATTACTTGGTTCACTATGGTTGGTACTGACAGACTCTCAGCAGACGGTCACATGGACATAACAGAGGAAGAAGTTGCATATGTTTTAAAAAACAAACAATTCCCACCTACGGTATATGAACGAATTCGTATAAGTCCTAAAAACCTAACCATATCACAAATGAACGAGAGTCTCTTATTATTGGAAGATTCCTCAAGAGAACTTGATTTGTGGTTGGAGAATAAGGTTGTAATAACGGAATCTATGTCAATGGTGGTATCAGGCGCCGATTATAAACGAACTGATAAGTTAGATGATTTAGTTAATCTCTTACAGGATACCGTTGTAAGTCCTACATTACGAAAGATGACGGACGAACAGGAGATAAATTACTTTCACAAAAACTCTGTGGGATTTTGGAATTTGTTGACGGCAGACGGTTCGTATTATGCAATGCAAACTGGGAATCCAGCATTGGGAACAATCAACTTATATCCAGGTGGAATTACTTCAAAGTATTTACGTCCGATTTTGACCGGCATCCTAAGACAATTGAAAAAACTAGGAATAAAGTGGGGACAGTTGAAGAGAGAACCAAGTGGCGCCTATAAGTTCACCGATGTAATTCGTATTCCTATCATTGAAAATAATAGTAAAGGATATGGCGGGCCTGCTCAATTAAATTTCACCAACATCAACGCATACCAACTGTTTCATAACGTGTTACAATATGAAGGCGAGGATAGTTTCACAATGGAATCCAAAGATTTAATGGAAAGAATCGAAACTATATTGAAACACGACCCTTCTTGGATTGATAAAAACATAATCAAGAAATCTGATAGTGATTGGCCGGAGGCAGAACGTGATACCGAAGAGCCGATTGAAAATCCACACGCAGATATGATGAATAAAATAGGAAATCAATTAGGTGGCGGAGGCGCCAGAATTATTGGTGGTGGATTGGATTCAGATGATATAAAGTTTAGACTCCTTGAGATTTGGAAAGTGGCCAAGTGGGCAGTTGATAATGGACACAAACAAATCTCCGTTGGTTAAACGTGAATTACTCTGCCATTAATCCAACCATCCATACCGATGAACTCTGTGACTCTACGGAGTTTTACTCCTGATTCTTCAAACATTTCAATGGTAGCTTCACATGAATCATTCCAATTATTATACAAATGGTGAAATAATAATTCAAATGGTTCGTGTACGATTACTTCACTGATGCCTGTTTGGATTATACCTCTACCACAATCGGCGCAGGGAACTCCATTTGTAAAGATTTTTGAACCTGTTGGTATATGGGCGCCGATTCTGGGTAATGAATATAAGGCATTTCGTTCCGCGTGTTCGGTGTATAAATATTTCTTCGGCCTTTCAAATCGCATCGGTACAAGGTCATTGACCTTCCGTGGCAATCCGTTGAATCCAAAACTGATGGGTTCGTTGTTTGGGCCGACGATGACTGCTCCGATTTTGGTCTTGGTGTCTTTACTTTTGGTGGAAGCCATATAAGCCATCCTCATAAACAACACATCCCAAGTGGGCGGAACGTAATCAACGAACTCAGGCCCAATAGCATCCAAATATTTCTGTGGTAATTCCATCTTCATAGTATCTCACAAGTCATGACGCTTGACAAGTTATAAAAAGGTGATAGACTTCAAGGAAATATGAGTACACAAACACTTTATGGAGCCGCTGTTCTTCTCGTCAAAGACAAACAGGTTTATTTGTCTCGTCGAACTGAGAAAGTGATGTTTCCTAAAAAATGGCAATTTATTAATGGTCGTCTCCAACATCTGGAACAGTCGATGGGCGCAGCGTTGCGTCTCGTCTATGAACAGACCGGAATTAAAATCGAAGACAAGAAACGATTACATTTTACACGAACCGTTGACGTCGAATCGACGAATGAATTCTATTACGTGTATCTTATTAACTTGAACAAATACGAGACTCCCGTTAATACCTGTGAACGTTGGCGTGGTGATTGGCGATTGTTTAAAATGGAGTCCGCCGTCGTCTTGGATGTAGTTCCCGGCATTCGTGGAATTTTGAAAGGATTACATCGGGGGTTGACAAAGTATGAACTCGCACAGAAAGTGTTCGTGGGCCCTCAAAATCAATCCCACCCAATTGACGAACACGACCGAATTGTTCAACAATTATCACAAGGCGAACAACTTCATCTAAAAAAGTTGGGAGCTAAAATGACCCGCGGCTGCTGCTAATTTATGAAAACATTTTTAACTGCCGATTGGCATCTTGGAGAAAATCGTTTTGAGTTGATGGGTCGTCCATTTACTTCTGAACAAGAGATGGTTCATAAATTGACGTTAGAACATAATCTGCGTATCGGTGATGAGGATACCGTTATCGTTGTAGGCGACGTTTGTTATCAAAAACGTCCTGATTATCTCAAGTATGTCAGTTGGTTTAATGGTAGAAAGATATTGATTCGTGGTAATCACGATAGGGGAATTTCTGATGAGGAATTCAAACCATACTTTGAACAAATCATTCCCGAGGGTGAAGGTTTGGAAGCTGATTTTGGTGGAATTCAGTGTTACGTAACTCACTACCCTACGTGTGGTGTTAAAGACCGTTTTAATTTAGTTGGACATATTCACGGAGCGTGGAAATATCAATTGAATATGTTAAACATTGGTGTTGATGTGAACCATTATCGTCCTGTGGATAGTGATAGAATTCCATTCCACTTCAAGGCCATTGCCGAATTTTACGATGAAGATGTTTGGGTGGCAAATAATCCAATAAATGCCGAATACATTGGTAAACGTGGTAAGAAGGGAACATATTTTACAAAAGTATGAAACGAGTTGCCGTCATAGTTGGTAGATTTCAGGCCCATGTCCTAACTGATGGACATAAGGAACTGATTAATCGAGTGGCTTCAAATAACGACAAAATTATTGTTTTTATAGGCACATCTCCTTTAAAACCTGATATTAAGAATCCTCTCCCATATAATATGAGATATTATATGGTTTCATCCTATATTAGAGGCCGTTATATGATTGATTTTGATATCAATCCCATAGAAGATGTATTTAACATACCACTGTGGAGTAATAATTTGGATAAATACATAAAGTTATTAACAAGAACCGATGACTCAATAACTTTGTATGGTGGCCGCGATTCTTTCAAATATACAGGAATTTATCCAAAGAAACAGATTAAATCTGAAACCACTTCTTCGGCAACCGAATTGAGAAATGATATTATAAATAATACCGACGTATCTCGTATTAGTGAAGATTTTAGAAAAGGTATTATTTGGGCGTTTGGAAAAATGAAATAAGTTTTTTTGCCTTTTCAAATTTTCTTTTCAACCCAAACTCCAATCCGTTTGGGTATAAATAATTACACAATTTGTAAATGTTTTCCTTTGATGAAATATTTACATAAGACGATTTCATAGGTCTATTTTTAATCAATCGGTTTCTTTTATAGACCTGATATGTTATGTCTAATTGTTTGGATAATTCATCAAAATGTTTCCAGTCTTGTTGATATGAAGAATGAAGTGAAATTTGTCCATTATTATTTTTCGATACATAAAAACAACCGTCGCCATCAAAACATCCCTGCCACCAATAATGTTTAAGATTATCAGGAATCATTTTTAATATCTCACAGGCAGACTCATTTGATTTGGAATAATATCTATTTGATTTTAAATATTCCAATAGAGGTTTATTTGATGTATAGACAACAAAAGATGGTTTTCCTGCTCGTTTTGATTTTGGTTTGGTTTTATAAATATTCCACTTCCCAGATTTTTTAAATATTGGAAATAAATCCGACCCGTCCGATTCGACAAATCTACTACTTACTGTATATCCATTTTTTGAAATATTTCCGTCGGCCCAAATCAATCCTAATAAATAAACGTGGATAGGAGTCATATTTTTACTCTCTATAAACGGTTTTGGATTTACACTAAATTCTTCATAATCTTTTTGAAAAACGTATTGGCATATTTTTCCTCTATCTAATTTTAAATTGAGTAGTTTGGCGTTTTGTTGAATACAATGTCGGCTTCTGCCGAGATTTTTCGCACAATGCGTGCCACCAATTTGACAATAATTTTCAATCAAATATTGTTTTTCTTTATCCGTAAAAGGTTGCCATTTATTACTCATACTACCTAATAAGTATATCAGAGTCTTCTAAAACGTCAAAAATAATTGACGCTTGACTTATTTTAAATTGGTGGTAAACTTCATTCATAGTTAAGAAACAAAACAACAAAAACAATAGATAACAAACATTATGAGTGGAAAACGTATAGTTCACCTTTTAAGTATTGACCCGCAGAATGACTTCTGTATCGCTAACGGCCCCGGCGGTGAAAAGGGTGCCTTGGTTGTCGGTGGCGCCGACTCCGATATGACTCGCCTTGCCGGGTTTATCACCAAGAATAAGAAACGTATCGAAGAAATTCACTGTACGCTTGATTCTCACCAAAGCGTTCACATCGCCCATCCTATTTTCTGGGTCAATTCCAAACAGGAACATCCCAATCCGTTCACTGTTATCACCGCAGATGACGTCAAGAATGGAACGTGGCGGGCATTCTATCCTCCCTTTCAGGAACGGTCCCAAGCCTACGTCGACTCCCTCGCATTGAATCAACGTTACGCCTTGGTCATCTGGCCGCCACATTGTATCATCGGTAGTTGGGGAGCGAGTATCGTTCCGGCAGTGTCCAACGCACTCATCGATTGGGAAACCACCAAGTTCAACAAGGTGAATTACGTTCCGAAGGGTTCCAACTTCTTCACCGAACATTACAGCGGCATCAAAGCCGACGTGATTGATGACACTGACCCGTCGACTAAGTTGAACACTAATTTGATTGACGCATTGACCACGGCTGATGAAGTTCTCATTACCGGCGAAGCCCTGAGTCACTGTGTAGCTAACACGGTCCGTGACATCGCCACGGAATTCGGTGTGGATAACATCAAGAAATTGACGTTGTTGACTGATACCTGTAGTAATGTGACCGGCTTCGAGAAACTTGGACACGATTTCATTCTCGAAATGACCGCCAATGGTATGAAACTATCGACCACGCGGGATTGGTAATAACAACAAACAAAAATAAAATTATGAGTCTAATTAATACAAATGACCTCGAAGTCATTAACGCCGGTTCGGGATACAAATTCAGCGCCACCAAGATTGCAAAACTCGGCGCAGCCGAATATACTTTGGCTACCATCGTCCAAGACGCAAGTGGGTCTGTCAGTGGATTTTCTGCCGCCTTGGAACAATCCTTGAAGACAATCTTCAAGGCAATGGAAAAGTCCCCACGTAAGGATAACCTCATGCTCCGACTCACACAGTTCAACGACAACTTGACGGAGCTTCACGGGTTCAAGCTGTTGGGTTCCATCAAGGAAACGGATTATGACAATGTTTTGAACATTGGTGGTATGACCGCCCTACTCGACGCAGTTGATGAGGGAATTCAAACCACGGCGACGTATGGTAAGCAGTTGACCGACCAGAACTTTCTTGTCAACGCCATCGTAGTCGTTGTTACTGACGGGCAGAGTAACGCCGGTAACATCTTCGACGCAACGAAAATCAAACAGTCGCTTGAACAGGCTCGTCAGAGTGAGAACCTCGAAAGTATCACCTTGATTTTGGTGGGCGTCACTAATGATGATAATAACCTTGATGCTTACTTACAAAAATTGGTGACTGACGCCGGTATCACCCAATATATTAGTATTAATAAAGCCACTCCCGGCAAAATTGCCAAGTTGGCGGCCTTTGTCAGTCAGAGCATTAGTTCGACCAGCGCAGCGTTGGGAAGCGGTCAACCCTCGACGCCGATTAATTCCTTCAAGTTCTAATTGAAAGCGCTCACCAAGCGGCGTGGAACTTAACATTCTCCGCCGCTTGACTTTCTTTCAATTTCTGTAATACTATTGATATGCGACGTGTAAAGAAAACTTATTTTCCTATGAAAATTCCGACCGATGTAAAGGTTGGAGATAAGTTTATTACTCTCGTTGATGGACAGTATGCCGACAAAACATTTCCAACAGGAACAATAGTATCATACTTGGGTAAATCTAAACCTCACGATTTTGGGGATTGTTATTATGTTTTTCCAAGATTCAAATTTCCAAATGATACCTTACAAAGACGAAATTTTTCTTTTGAAGATTTGAAAAAATTATGAACGCCGACCATTCATTTTATATTGGTAATACTCACAACGTCTGTGAAGACTATGCTCTCTCCGGAGTTGTGGAGAACGGAGCCTTCGCCATCGTGTGCGACGGATGTTCGTCAAGTCCTGACGTCGACTTTGGAGCTAGGGCATTGGCTTTAAGCGCCAAACGAACTCTCGCAATCGGTGGAACTGAAATGATTAGTGATTTGTTTGGTAAAATTACAATCGATAATCTAAGACATATTACCGACCACTTTCCGTTACACCCACATTCTTTGGATGCTACGTTATTGGTGACGTGGATTAAGAATAAAGAATTCACGGTGAATATGTACGGTGATGGAGTTTTCTTTCATCAAACCACCAAGTCTATTCGTATCATTCATGTTGAATTTGAATCCAACACACCCGCATATCTGTCTTATTATCTTGATAAACTACGTCGTAAGGAATATGATGACACGGTGGTAGGCGACAAGAAGATTACCGACATAACCATATTCAGAGAAGATGGCGGAGAACCACGTAATATGATTGAAGTCGAAGACTATGTAAAGGCATTTGAGCCTGTCACATTTAAGGGGTTGGTAGAAGATGGTGACACTGTTGGAGTATGTTCGGATGGTATCAATAGCTTTAAGCGCAGTGATGGTTCCGATATCAACTGGCAAAATCAGATTCGTGAATTCATCGACTTTAAATCAACCGCCGGTGTATTTGTTCAAAGAAGACTTGGGTTTCTCAAACGCCAGTGGACTAAGAATTTAACAACCCACTATGACGATATCAGTCTGGCAACAATTATCATATGAATACAAAAATCACAGTTCATGGAAGTGGCAACACTCACTTTCTACGATTTCATCTAAAGCCTAATAATTGTGGAGTGATTCGATTTGAATCCGAACACAGCTATACTAAGACAGAGGCAGAGGCAGATTACAGAGCCATGTTACTATCATCTAAGTATGGGTTTGAACGGGATGAATTGCCTACGCATCCTGAAACGGAAGTGTATCCGAGTATGAATTAAAAAGAAACGAATAAATTTATGGGAAGTTTTAATGTATCATGTGGTGTCAGTATGATGAGTATCGATGAGGGCGACCGATGCGTTCTCATTCCTTTGACAAAAACAAAATATAGTGACTCAATTTCAGAGGGCGCTTACTATATTTCTAATGACGGCCCTATTGGACGATTCCATCCTATTACTTTGCCTATTTTTGGTGAATACAATTCCTATGGAATGTTGGAGAATATTGAGGAAGATTCTAACACCAAGGCGATTGAGAAATTTTACGGATGCCCCATCGTTGATTTTGTTCAACATATGTGTAGTCATCATCACAGCGATATCAAAGATAATGATAAAGTTCCCAAAAATCCATTCGGTATGTTTGTCAAACGTGAAGTCTACGATGAATTTACAAAGAATCCTATGAACGAGTGGGGCGGCGGAGAAAATTGTTTTAAGGACTCCGACCTCTGTCCGTTTGTTTTGAAATATTTGGGATTTGTTGAAGATACTACGGTTGAACGCAATTCAACTGAACGTTACAATAGACCATTCAAACACGAAAAGATTCCAAATCTAATCGCCTTTAGTGATGGAACGTGGAACAGATTTCAGGTTGACGATAATGTTGAGATGCATCCTTACATTTATCATCCTGACGATTTAATGAAGTTTTTGATTGATAATAAGATGTATGTCATGGTCGACCGATTTAACGATTTAAGGAAACTTAGACTCGGTGAAATGGAATATGATAAAGATTGTGAAAATCTTATAAAGAGAATTGAGACGGATAAGGAGATGGAGTTGATGCAGGAGAAGTTGACAAACTCCAACGACCTTGATGCCAGGAAAACACTGGCAATCGCACACGCAATGGCTAGAATGTCAGATGACTTACGACATCAAGAATTCTTAACCTTTGGAAATTGGGCATCAAACAACAAACATTTCAGAGAGTTGTATTGTGATTTGTTGAAGGATTCTGAATTCAGAAGTCAGATGATTAACTATAAGACATTTGAATCTCAGCTATGGCATGTGAACACTCCGTTAATGCCGTCTTGGGCAGGTCTTCAATGTGGTAATCATAATGCTGAATTGAGATTATCCAAGTTAATTCAGAAACTTTGTAAACAATCCATCAATAAACATAAAGATTGTTATTGGAGAGAATGGGTGTCAGATTGGTTCACCGAGAAATTGGACAAGATAAAAACGGAATTGGAATTTTCAACAATTTGGAATAAAATTAAATCGTGAAAGATAAGGTTGAGAAAGAAGAAAAGAAACGTAAAGGTGTAAAACGTAAAGAACGTTATACATTTACGCCGTCATGGCATATGCCTGTGGTTCTTCCTCAGATTTGTACGGATGATGTTCAAGTACGAAGATTTGAATATTTAGATGCAATGACCGAATTGTCTGGTTCCAATGAAGGAAGTGAATTGGAATCTTTATCTAATGCCAATCACGAACAATTTAAGAACCACGCTTACGTACCGAACGTAGATGGATTTGAAGAAACCGATGGAGATTTTTTAAATGAATAAGAAAGTTAAAATTGGAAACAATGGTACGTTTACCATTACCGATAAGTATTACAAGACTACCGGTGGCGAGGCGGCTATCTATGTGAACGGTGGAAAGGTTTTCAAAATCTACCACGATGCCAATAAGACTCTTCCTGTGAAGAAAATGCAGGAACTTTCTGCGATTCACAATTCTCAAGTAATCGTCCCACAAGACTTAATTTTCGATGCTACTACCGGCGCCCCTTTGGGTTATACTGCCGATTACCTTGATGACGTGGAACCATTGTTGAAGTTATTTACCAAGACGTTTAAACAAGACAACAACATCGACCCTAAGATGATTGCAGAATTGGTGAAACAAATGCAATTGATTACCGGTGATATTCATTCGGCTAAGTGTTTGATTGTCGACTTCAATGAGTTAAATGTATTGGTTAATGTCGGACAGACGGAACTGAAACCGTATTTCATCGATGTTGATAGTTATGCTACCCCAAGCTTCAAGGCTACGGCTATTATGGATTCTGTAAGGGATAGACGAGTATCCAAAGTTGATAGCAGTGGGGTGTTGCATTACAGTCCTGATGTCATGTCTGACTGGTTTAGTTGGGGTATTCTAACCTTTTGGTTATATTCCAATATTCATCCCTTTCGTGGCGGACATAAAAATTACAAGTCGAAGGACAAAGTTAAACAAATGGACGATGGTATTTCGGTATTCCACAAGGATGTCAAACTACCGCCCACGGTCAATAACTTCAATCAAATACCAAAACGTCACCACGATTGGTTTATAGACACCTTTAGGGATGGGCATCGTTCGATACCTCCCCTACCAGACAGCATTGCGCCAACGGTGGTTCCTGCTCCAATAGTGACCATTAAAGGTAATAGTCAAATTGATGTGACTCAAGTGGGTTCTTATGGAGAAACCGTCATTACATTGATACATTCGATGGGGATGAACTATGTGGTTACGAAGAAGAAGATTTACTGTGAGGACAAGGAACTTTTCAACGGTTGTGATAAATATAAGAAAGTCCTATTGTGTCCGGCGACTGATGGGACTATCATTGTGGCGTCGTTGTTAAACAATACCGTCACCTTTACTGATTTGATTCGTCAACAAGTCATTGGGACAATCAGTAGTTCGTCGATGATTTTTAGGAACGGTTGTATCTATACCATGAATAATGGTAAATTTATAGAAAATAGATTCACCGCCATTGGTAACAAACTCATTCACAGAATTAACGAAATCGAAAATGTATCGACCCTTAGTTCGGTAGTCTACGATGGTTGTGTCATACAGAATCTTTTGGGTAAATACTATTTGGTATTGCCTTATGCTGTCGGCGCTTGTTTCTCCAAGTATCTACCACAGTTGGATGGATACCGCATTGTCGATTGTAAGGCCGAACGAAACGTCGTGGTGATTATTGGTGAAAAGAATGGTAAGTATGACAGATTCATTGTAGTATTTACCAAGAAAGACTTTACCGATTTCAATGTGAGGAAGGTCGAGGATGTAAGTTTCAATACTATAAATTATACAACAACAGAACAGGGATTAACATTAATGTTAAATGATAACAATGAACTTGAATTATTTGCCGACAACACAAACATTCAGATTATAACCAATCCTCCATTTGACTCGGCGATGCCTCTATTCAACACCAGCGATGGGGTATTTGTGATATTCGGTAATTCGGTTCACAAGATTAAGAAGAAGTAAATTGCCTAACATATCAGATTCTTTTTTAAGTTTTCTACGAACGCTTGACACATCCCGACTTCGTGATATATTGAACTACCGATATGGACGAAAACACCTTAAAAGTTTTACTACAACAATATAACCCAAATGATGAACCGGCAGGCCCTTTCGCCGCCCGATGTTCAGAATGTGGTTCAACCGATTTATGGGATGACAATCTTCATTACGGATGTAATAGGTGTCACGCCATTTTAGGATAATTTATGAAATCTATTATAAAACTCGCAGTTATTTGTTTGATGCCTATGTTAATGGTTGGATGTTCCACCGTAACAACCGAACAAAGTCAAAAACAGATGGATGACTTGAATATGTATATGTTGAGTCACGGTCAACCGTCACCGACATATCACTGAGGCTTGACTTTCTATAAACCACTGATAACATTTGGATATGAATCAATCAACTATCAATCTGACTAAAGTGACCGACATTAATAAGGTCAACCTTAACGACACTTACATTGCCAATTACAACGGAACTTCCTATTTCGGTAAGTTCATTAACGCTGACGTGGGAACATTCAGTAAGAACACGAACTTCGTTTGGTTCGGTTCAATTTTTCCTATGGGTATTCCATTTGAATCTCTCGACGCCGTTTTCTCTGTGGCGTAATAACCAATTTCGGTGTTGTGGTATGACTTGTTAAACCGTAAGGCAGGCCCTCTGAGCGAGCTTATAACTCGTCTTAGAAAGAACCCACACACTAATTTTACAGACGACCCCAATCAATAGGGAATCAAAACGATACGGGTGATACTGCTTTCCCTTATGAGCCGTTGGTATCATTCTTATGGAAGATACGTTCTCCATAACATAGTCGTCTGGCATCCTTTATAAAAATATGAAATTCAGAGAATTACAACGAGAAGACGTGTTCCACTTTACGTCTTCGCCTTCAACCGAAATTCACAAGAAGATATCATTCCGCAAGTATTGTGATATATCCAACCGTGGAACCGCAGGCAACCCCATGTGGATTAAAGTGTCTCGCCGTGAGTCGGAAGTGGTGAAACTCAACGTCGCTTGACTTTCAATAAACTCCCTATATAATTTGAGTATGAACTTTGATTCCCCCATCATAATGAGTCTGTTAGATGACGATTTTTATAAATATAGTATGGGAGCAGTTGTGTATCACAACTTCCCCAACGCCACTGTCACATACGAATTTTTCAATCGTGGTAAGACTCATTTTCCAAGTGGATTCGCCTTTCAATTGAGAAACCAGATTAAAAAACTGGCTACTCTGAAATACACTTCTGATGAGATTGAATATCTTAAAGGATTGAATCGTTTCAAGGATACCTACATCGAATTTCTTCGTAATTTTCAGCTTGACCCGAACGAAATCCACGTAACACAACTCGACTCCGGTGAATTGAAAATCTTCATCAAAGGTTCGTGGTATCGTACAATCTTTTGGGAAGTGAAGTTGATGGCAATCATTTCTGAACTATATTTCAGGATGACCGAAACTGAAATGTCGAAAGATTGGGCTGACAGGATTGTTAAAAAGGCCATCAACCTCGACATGGCTGGATGTAAGTGGAGTGACTTCGGCACCCGCCGTCGCCGTTCTTTTGAAGTTCAGAATCGTGTTGTCGGAACGATGAAGTATTACAAAGGATTCCTCGGTACGAGTAATATCTATCTGGCAAAGAAATTTGACGTCTCTCCCATCGGAACGTCTGCTCACGAAGCAGTTATGGCAATGGCGGTGTTCGTTGGGTATGAGAATGCCAACAACGCTTGGTTGAACTATTGGAGTGATTACTACAATGGTGAACTAGGCATCGCTTTGCCTGATACGTTTGGCTCTGATGTATTTTTTAGAAATTTCGATGGACGTCTTACCAGACAGTGGGACGGATTGAGGCAGGATAGTGGTGACCCTGAAAACTGGATGGATACTAAAGTTATTCCTCACTATGCCAAATACCGCGTCCCTACGAGAGATAAGAAGATTGTGTTCAGTGATAATTTGAATGTTGAAAAGGCAATTAAATTACATTTGAAATATGACGGATTGTTTAATGTAATCTTCGGCGTGGGAACGTTTCTCACCAATGATACGTTTAGTGATGAACAGAAGGCCGCCGGCATTCGTCCATTGAACATGGTCATCAAGATTACTTCGGCTAATTTTGGCAATGGTTGGTATCCGACCGTCAAACTATCGGATGACGCCGGAAAACATACCGGCAGTTCTAATTTAATTGAACAAATTAAATCCCGATTGGAAATTAAATGAGTAAACACGTCATAGTTTTAATGGGAATCAACGCCGGTGGTAAATCGACGTTGGTTCAACAGTTTGTCACAGCCAAATATTTAAGAATTAACCGTGACATCACTGGAGGAACTTTGGACGGTCAGGTGAAGATTGCCGAACTTCAAATTCTTGACGGTGTGACTGACAAGATTGTTTTGGATAATACATATCCAACCATCGAAAGCCGAAAGACCATCATTCGATTCGCCAAACATTGGGGTTCGAAAATTTCATGTTATTGGGTGACGACTTCATTTGAAGATGCTCAGTTAAATGCCTGTCTTCGAATGATGAAAGTTGCCGGCAAACTCATGTCTCCGGAAGAGATGAAGAAGTCAAAAAATCCTAATCTATTTCCGCCTGTAGCATTGTTTAATTACAGAAAAATATTTGAAAAGCCTACCATGTCGGAGGGATTTGATGAAGTAATTGAAGTTCCATTCGTTAGGACTTGGGGTAAAGAATATACTAATCAAGCATTGATTCTTGATTACGATGGAACGCTTCGTGATAGTATCGGTCAATACGATTATCCGATGAAAGTATCAGACATTAAAATAAACAATATCGCCACGAACATAATTCATATGTTCAAAAGTAAAGGTTATCATATTCTCGGAGCATCCAATCAGTCCGGCATACATAAAGGAATTCTAACCTCAACTGACGCTGAAGAATGTTTTAAGGAAACCAATCGACAATTGAATATTGACGTTGATTTCATGTATTGTCCACACGGCATTCCGCCTGTGTCTTGTTATTGTAGGAAACCGCACGTTGGTATGGGGGCGTATTTTATTGAGAAATATAAACTCAATCCAGCGGCGTGTGTTATGGTAGGCGACCAAACCACCGATGAGACATTTGCGACTCGTTGTGGGTTCAAGTTCATATACGCAAACGAATTCTTTAAATAATATGGAAACCGCAGTCAAACCGACAGTTCCAACATCAGTGGATGAACTTCCGTTATGGATGAAGAAAATCGTCCGACGTCAATCCATTTTGAACAAGAAATATGAGTTTGCCCACGGACAATTCGCAACGGCATACAACGACTTTCTTTCTGCTATTGATGAAGTAAACTCCGAACATGACACCGAATTCACATTTGAACAGGCAGTAGAAGAATATGGTGGTATGTTTGCAAATGATGCGCCGGATGAAGTTGAAGATGATGATGACGAAGACGACGAAGACTGACACGCTTGACTTGATATACAACTCTGATACACTGTATTTATTATGAAAGTATTCTCTGGAAGTTCTAATCCTGAATTGGTGAAGAAGATTTGTAGTCGTCTTGGTATTGAACAAGGCAACGTATATCTTCATACCTTTCCATCAGGAGAACGGTATTGTCAGTTCAAGGAAAACATCAGAGGCGAACACGTTTTCTTGGTTCAATCGACCTCAACTCCGACGAATGATAATTTGATGGAACTTTTGATAATGTGTGATGCCGCACGTCGAGCATCTGCCGAAAAGATTACCGTCGTCATGCCGTATTTTGGATATAGTAGACAAGAGAGAAAAGACAAACCTCGTGTTCCGATTTCTGCTAAATTAGTCATGGATATGATTGGTTGTTCCGGCGCAACCCGCGTTGTCACCTTAGACCTTCACGCACCAGCCATCCAAGGGTTTACCAATTTCCCCGTTGACCAATTGAATTTCAAACCCGTATTGATAAATGAGTTGAAAAGTTATCCCATCGATTGTATTGTATCGCCTGACATCGGCGCAATCCATCGGGCGGAGGAATATGCCGAGGCAATGAATCTCGACTTGACGGTTATTTCAAAGAAACGTAGGGGCGACACTTCCGTCGAACTTCATCAATTCATCGGCGACGTCAATAACAAAAATGTTCTGATAGTGGATGACATGACTGAAAGTGGCGGAACTCTCATTCAGGCGGCCACTGCCTGTAAAGCCAAGGGGGCGAAAACGGTTAACTGCGCCATCGCCCACGGTTGTTTTACGGAGTTGGGCATTAAACGTTTGGTTGACGCATTCAAGCATGAAATAATTCAAAAATTGTTCGTGTCCAATTCTGTTAAATATTCTGACAGATGGATTGACACCGCCGAACAGGAAGATGAAGATGGAACGGTTAAAGGTTGGGATTACTTTCATATCGTCAAGGTTGATATGGCGCCGATGTTCGCCGAGGCAATCAGTCGGATAAACAAGAATCAAAGTGTAACCGAATTATTCCAATGAAACGCGAAACATTAGTAACATTTAGTGATTGTATGTTTGAAGGTGATTTAGGCGAAGTCATCAGTAAATTGTCCGATATCAAGAAAACTTGGAAGAAAGCCGGTTACATTGATATCCAAATTGAAATCGCAGATGAGTGGGGTTACTATGACGAACACAACACAGTCGTTAAAATTACCGGAAAAAAAGAATTGATAAACGGTAGGGATTTATTCAAATGAAATTCTTCTCAACAACCCGAGAAACCAAAACTAATAGTGTTTCTGATAATTGTGTTTGGTCTAGTAAAACCACGACGGTTTATAGAACTATTTTCGGAGTTAAAGTGTGGGAACTAAAATCAATTACGAGAGTGTATAAATTGGGAGAACCTTACATCGCAAAACTTTAATATATGTCATCACAAATCATACTTTTTCTAAGAGGCAAGGGCCCCGATTACAAGGGACGTTCATTATACCAATTACAAACATTACCGGATTATCGACTTGAACGTGAACATGACGTAATTCAATGGATGTTTCCCACCGACATAGCCAGTAAACATTGTAAAGATGCGCCGGTATTGACTAATGAGGACTTGGAAACCATCAAAGAAGACACGGCGATTCAAGACAATCTTCAACTGTCACTTGATAGAATGATTAAATTCTATGAAAAGGATGATTATTGGATTACACAAAAGAATCATAATTTCCTACGGATAACGAGAATTCTTAGATGTCTATGGATTGCAGGCAGAGTTCACGATTACGTCTGTCTGTCAAGAATTCTTGATGCTATTTTCCTAGACGATAGATACACCAACATCATTACGTATGAAACATTCACGTATTGGAAATACGCCAATGATTTGGAATACTTAAAGGAAATGAGAGCGGAACAACAACAAACCGAAGATGACAGTCATAACGTCGGCGACGACAGCGACGATAATCTTTATAATTACAGATAACACAACACCCAATTATGGAAAAATACACAGCCGAAATTCAAACCCTATCTAATATGTCGGACAAAGTTGAAGGCAAACTCAATCGGTCAATGCTCAGACGAATGGCGGTTAGATTAAATGATTCTGGTGTAAAGTTTCTTGAACAAATTAAATCCGAATGTAAAGGTATTGGGGCGACTGATGAAGACCTCGCTGAAGAACAGGAAATATTGAGGGAATTCAACACGGCGATTTCTTTGGAAAAGCCAGAACTAACTGCCGCATATCTCAAAAGCATCGGCCGTGAAGACATGGCGAGTTGGTGAGGCTTGACTTGTTATAGGACGATGGTAATATCTCAATATTGATATGGCAAAACTCATTAAGAAAATCTCACTCGTCTGTTCCGATGGAGCAGGTGATATCGATGGAACGCAACACAATAAAGTGTGGTTCGGTGAATTATACGATAATGATGATGTAATCACTCGTTGGGGTAGGATTCGTAACAACCTCGAAGAATCGCTTCAATCCAAAACTTTTCCCGGCGTAGGTGAAAACTTTCTCATCAAAAAGAAAGCCGAGAAGATGAGTGGTAAGAAGGGTTATACCGAATTCAAGGGTATTGACGCATCTGCTACCACCGTTGGGCCGACGACGGCTCCCACAGTTTCAGTGAATAATCTTCATGAAATTGCCAAGTCACAATTACTCAAGTCATCCTCACCTGTTCTTGACAAACTAATTGAACGTCTTGTTAAATCCAATGTTCATAAGATTACATCGTCGACCAATATTACATTGAACGATGCTACTGGGTTGTTTCAAACTCCCTTAGGCATCGTTACGCCTGACGCAATCTCCGAAGCTCGAACCATTTTGGCCGATACCCTTCCGTTTGTTCGTAAAGCCGACTACGGAACAAATCTAACTCGTCTCGTTAGTCAATACCTTAGACTAATTCCACAGGATATCGGGATGAAGTTCAATATTCAAAACATTCTTCCGAATGTTGACGCGGTTCAGAAACAAGAAGATATTCTTCAAAGTTTGGAGGCTTCTTACAAGGCGATTACCGCCGTCAAACCTACCGCAGATGGAAATAAGACAACTCAAGAACAAGTATTTCAGGTTGATTTAGATATTGAATCGGGCCGAGAAGCATCGAGAATTGAACATTGGTTTGAAACTTCAAAGAAGGCAATGCATGGGTATAATAATATAAAAATTACCAATGTTTATTCTATTAAAATACATGATATGTATAATAATTTCCTTCATACTGATACAAATAAAAAGGAAGTCTTTCATGGCAGTTCAATGGCAAATATTTTGAGCATTCTTAAATCAGGATTAAAAATTAGTCCGCCGGCTACTGCCGCCATCGCCGGAAAATTGTTTGGTAATGGAATTTATGGGGCAATTCATTCTACAAAATCGTTAGGATACGCTCTAAATCGATGGGGTCAGGGTGGTGTTGGTGATTCCGCATTTCTATTTGTTTGTGATTTTGCGATGGGTAATTGTTACTCCACGACTGAATATGGTTGTAGAAAGCCGGCCGATAAAGATTCCATTTGGGCAAAATCCTCTTCGGGTGGTCTTCACCACGATGAATTGATTGTATTTCAAGAATATAGAGTCAATCCGAGGTTTTTGATTGAGTGTAGATAAAAAATTATACTCAATTCGACGACGCATACGATTATTTAAAACTTTATGATAACCATCACTCTTAAAACCGAATATGAAAAGGTTCTTCTGGTACTTGCCCTCCGCCAGTTTGCCACAAGTGAACTGACGAAGGCCGTCCGCGAATATACGTCTGATGATGACGGTAGTATTACGAAGGGTCGTGAATTCAGCGCCCGTGGTAACGCCGCATCAGAAATCGCAAATCGAATTGGTTAATTTAGACGCTTGACAAATAAAACAAGTATGATAGTCTGTATCCGTTGTAAGTAACAAAAATTAAAAAAACAAAAAACAAAATAGCATGAAAACAAACACAAACACCGTTTCAACCAAACCCGTATACACCCTGAAAGATGCCGTCATCGACGCCATCAACGTTCTCAAGGTTTCCGGTAATTTCTCCGCCCACGATGTCACCAAGGCGGTTCGTGAATCCGCCAACGAAGGGGATTACAATCTTCCCGGTTTGGAAGCTCCGGCTGGCAGTTCCTTCAAGTACAACGTTCGTCACAGTTCCATCAAGGAAGTCCTTGATTCGATGCTGGCTGATGGGTCGTTGAAGAATCTCGGTCTTCTGAATGTGAGTTACGATGGCAATTATCGTATCTTCGAATTCGCCGCACAATCCACCACCGCCGCGACTGGCGTTGGTTCCAGCGCAGTCGCCAGTAACAACGACGCCGATGGCGCCGACTCGGATAGTCCGGTTGCCAAACGTATCGCCGGTTACATTAGTCGTCAGGGTGGTCAAACCACCGTCCGTAATCTCCAACGGGCGCTTCATATCAACGGTCTGACCAGTAAGGATTTGGTTGAACTGCTTGAGAAGTTGAACTACACTGTGACGGTTGGAACGCAGGACGCCTTCTCCACCTACAGCGTGGAATAACAAATTAAGGCCCAATATCAAAAAGGGAGATGGCAAAAACCATCTCCCTTTTGTTTGATGGGGCTTGACTTTTATAAAATGACTGTTAGTATTCTTTTACGGCAACAACAATAACAAAAAACAAAAAAAACTTATGGCTACACAATTGACCCC